ATGAAGAGATTCTTATTCACAGCGGCACTCCTCACGGCTGCTACCTCTGCCATAACAGCGCACACGCTCGACGGCATCGTCAAGGACCACAAGACCGGCGAGCTGCTTATCGGCACCGTTATCAGAGTGAAGGAGCTGCCAAGCGTCAGCACCACAACCGGTCTCGACGGCACCTTCACGCTGCGCGAGCTGCCCGACCGCGGTCGCTACACGCTTGTTGTCTCGTACATGGCGTACAAGACAAGAGAGATGGTGGTCGACGTGGCGAAAGACTATGACAAAGGCTCGGAGAAAGGCAAGGACGGACAACTCATTATCGCCTTGGACGAAGACTTGCAGCAGTTGGGCGAGGTGGTTGTAACCGGACGCCGCGAGTATCGCTCCGACCGCAGCGCCGTCGAGACAGTGAAGAATGCGGCGAGCGTGCTCAACGTGATGAGCCAGCAGAGCATACAGCTCTCGCCCGACGTGAATGTGGCGAGCGTGCTTCAGCGCGTGTCGGGCGTGACCATGGAGCGCGACGCTTCGGGCGAGGCTTCGTACGCCATACTCCGAGGCATGGACAAGCGCTACAACTATACGCTCGTGAACGGTGTGAAGATACCGAGCCCCGACGACAAGAACCGCTACGTTCCGCTCAACATCTTCCCGTCCGACCTGATGGACCGCCTCGTGGTTTCGAAGTCGCTTACTGCCGACATGGAGGGCGACGCCGCAGGTGGAGTGGTGGACATGGTGATGAAGGATGCGCCCGCACGCTTCCAGTTGCAGGCTAACGCCGCCGTAGGCATGAGCGACTACTTCTGGAGCGGCGCAAGAGACTATCTCACGACCAACCGCTCCGACTATACTCACCGTTCGCCCTACGAGGCGTTCGGCTCAGACTATAAGGCTTCGGCTTCCGACTTCAGGAACGGACCGGTGCAGCTGAAGAGCCATGCTACGCCGGCGCCCAACTTCATCGGCGGTCTCAGCGTTGGCGACCGTTTCTGGAACAACCGTATCGGCGTGATGCTTGCCGGAAGTGTGCAGAACACCTTCCGTGGCACGGAGCGTACATACAACTCGGTGAAGATGGCGTCGGGCGAACAGGCTATGTATATCTCTACGCTTAACCACCGCTACTACAGCATACACGACTTCACGGCGGGGCTGCACGCAAAGCTCGACCTCTCGCTCTCGAACCACAAGCTCGAATGGTACAACATGTACGTGCGTACCAACTCGAAGGGCGTGCGCTACAACAACGGCGTGAACACCGAGTATATCAGTGCCGACTCGTACACGCAGGACGACGAGCTGCGCTCCATTTCTTCCACGCAGAGCATCTTCGCCACCAACCTCAAGGGCACACACCATCTGACCGACCGCTTCACGGTCGACTGGTCGGGCGTGTTCTCGCAGGCAAGAGCCGAAGACCCCGACCGCACATACGTGACGCTTACCAACACCGTTGGTCGTAGTGCCGGCGCTGAGGGCGACGCCGTGTCGGGCGATATATGGAGCCAGGAGAAGAACATCCTGAAGACGCTGCCCAAGAGTGCCGAACGCCGCTTCCAGCACAACAAGGATACCGACTGGGCGGGCTACATCAACCTCGCTTACGACACACGCTTCGGCGACAAGCTGGACGCTTTGTGGAAGGTTGGAGCGCAGTATCGCCGCAAGGAGCGCAGCAACCGCTACTACTCGTACGTCTTCAACCCAGCTGACATATCGCAGCAGCTCGACGGCAACGGATACGAGCAGTTCGCCAACGTCGATTGGGTATGCAAGACGCCTTACTCGCAGGCGTCTCAGCTCAACTACGACTCGAAGGAGCACATCGGCGGAGTCTACGCTATGGCTACGCTGAGCAGCGCTCTCGGAGAGCTGAACGTGGGCTTACGCGCCGAACATACCAACCAGATATACACCATGCTGCAGCACTTCCGCAACATGGGGCAGGTGGGCGAGCAGAGCTATTGGGACTATCTGCCGTCGGCTTCAGTGAAGTGGACACCGACAAAGAAGATGAACGTGCGCCTCTCTTACTACCGTTCTATCAACCGACCTGGATTCTACGAGATTGTACCCTACCAGATACAGGGCGAGGAGTATCAGGAGAAGGGAAACCCCGAACTGAAACGCGCCCGCATCGACAATATCGACCTACGCTGGGAGTGGTTCCCGTCGAGCACAGAGCAGATTCTCGCAGGCGTCTTCTATAAGTATCTGAAGAACCCGATAGAACAGGTGTTCGTTACGTCGGACGGCAAAATCGGCGCCGGAACAGACGCCTACTACATGCCCGCCAACCTGGGCAACGCGAAGAACATGGGCTTCGAGATAGACGTGATAAAGTACATACGCCACTTTGGTGTGAAGGCAAACTATACTTACACCCACTCGGAGATTACCACTTCGAAGCGCCAGTACAAGGAAGGCAGCGCAGAGTATAAGACGGGCGTAATGCAGACTCGTCCGCTCGTGAACCAGGCGCCGCACACAGCCAATCTCTCCCTGCTCTACAAGGACACCGAACATGGTTGGAACGCACAGCTTGCAGCCTCGTTCACCGGCACGAAACTCGCACTTGTGTCGCCGTTCAAGGACGCCGACCAGTGGGACAAGGCGATGTTCGGACTCGACTTCAGCGCAGAGAAGAAGTTCCACAACGGCATCTCGCTCTTCTTCAAGGCCAACAACCTGCTCGACGCAAAGCGCGAGCGATACCTCAAGACCGTCAACCAGAGCAACCTCGAGTATGAAGGACAGAAGAGCGACAAGACCATCGTTGGCACATACCGTTACGGCAGAACTTTCCTGCTCGGCGTGCGCTACAAGCTCTGATTTTATCATCATCTCACCGTCTCACCGTCTCACCATTTCACCACCCCACCACCTCACCATAACAACATCATACAATGAAGAAGATAAACACAATGGCCGGTATGCTGCTCGCTGCAGCAACGGCAATATTCTCAGCGTCTTGCGAGAACGACAACATCAATCCGTACGATTATGCAGGCAACAACGGCAACGCCAACCAAGGTTCCACAAACGTCATAAAGACCGCCGTGGCAGAGTATCCTGTAGGCTCGCTCGTGTGGTCGAACGACACCACGCTGAGCGAGAGCGTAGAGATACCCGTCGGCACATCGCTCTATATAGAGCCGGGCGTGACGGTGACGTGCAAGGCTGACGTGCAGGTGCCTGTAGAAGTGGTGGTGCTGGGCAACCTATACTGCCTCGGTACAGCCGAGAAGCCCGTCACCTTCACCTCCGACCGCAAGAAGCCCGAAGCCTGGGGCGGTATCATCTGCGGCTACAACTCGGAGGAGGTGGTGCTCAACCATGTAGACATAGCCTACGCCGGCGCCACGCCTACCGAGTCGTCGGCATCGTTCCAGAACAAGCTCTTCAAGACCACCATCGACGGCGGCGTGCCGGCCTTCCACTTCTGCAACGTCAACGGCAAGTTTGTCATCGCCAACAGCTTCTTCCACGACAACTACAACGACCAGACCTACTTCACGGGCGGCAACGGCGTGATTGCGGGCAACATCTTCGCCGATTCGGGTAACGCTGCCGACGGCGGCGAGGCTATCAACGTGAAGGCGGGCTGCAAGCTCGACGTAGCCAACAACGTGATATACAACGCCTGCACCAACGCCTTTAAGCTCTCCAACGCCGGCAACAGCGAGGTGGTGCCACTCACCGACATGACTGTCTACAACAATACCATCGTCGACTGCGGTTGGCGACGCTCGAAGAATAAGAAGGGCGGTTCGGTATGGGTGGAGAAGGCTGCGCGACCGGTGTTCGTGAACAACCTCTGCTACGACTCGCGCTTCGGTCTGAAGCAGCCCAAGCAGGACGGCGCCGACATGGAACACAGCCGTCTCACGCCCAACTACTACTACGCTTCTACCGCTATCGGCGTGGAGCAGATGGCAAAGGGCGCTTCGCTCGGCATCTGGTTCGACACAGACATAAAGAGCGCCACAGCAGGCCAGTTCGATCCGCTCTTCAAGCTCTTCAAGCAGAACGTCGGTATGGACATCAACTGCGAGGTCGACGACCCCGACAAGGGCGCTCCGCTTGCTTTCGATAAGGCGTGGAACTTCGACCTGCAGCAGGGCAGCCCCGCTCTCTCGGGCGGTGTGACCGACTTTGCGCGCATCTTCCCGAACGGCATCCCGTTCTTCGGCATGAAGAGGGTGAACTTTCTCGACAGTGCCAACGACCAGAACTACTACTTCTCGGCACCATTGCCGCAGCCACGCTTCGGAGCGTGGCTGTAACCTTGTAAATGCAATAAAGAGTGTGTGCCTTCTATGTTTCTACGCGAGAAACATAGAAGGCACACTTTTTATAAAGATAATGGATCTTTAGCAGAAAACATAAAAAAGCAGTACCTTTGCAGAAAAAGTAAAAGCAAAAAGCAAAAAGGGTAGGAGGTATGGGCATCTTGCCCATACCACTCAGCCTAAAAGCCTAAAAACAAGGATATGAAAAATCTGATGGGTATTGTGCGTAAGGCAATGTATGGGGCACAGAACGAAGCGTAAATGAGTCGGTCGGCTGAAAAATGGGTGAGAGGTTTGTGTTTCAATGAGTTAGGTGTGTGTGGCTGAAATGACGGCGTAAAACGAAGCGTTTACATAGGCTTACATTTGGTTTACTTTTGGGGCTTGTTGAGGCTATTGTGGTTTACATGGGGCTTACGGGTGGTTTATATTGCGTTTCTGTTGGTGCTTGGTGTTGGGGTGGGGTGGAGTAGAATGGTGGCTGAGGCCACTTTTTTTATGTTGTTTTTGAAATTTGATAATGCGAAATTATTCCATATAATGATTATTTGGTATATTTGCAGAAACAAAACGAATGAATATGGCAAAGGTAATACATGTGCATCTGCTGCACAATATTGATGGAACGAGACGGAAAGACTGGTACTTTAGCAGCATTTCTGCGGTTTATACGGTTCTGACGGCTGAACAGATCGGTGCGACGAAGAATTATTTGCTTCATGCCGGGCTGTCAGGCAATGGTACATTATGCACGAAACGCGCTATAATCAAGCAATCTACGCTTATTTCCTGCTCTCGTGGGGCAGATGATTAGGCTGGTGTTTTTATGGCGTTAGAACGCAAATAAAAGGCCGTTTGGGCGGTCGTGGGAATGGAGGTCGTTTGGCCTCCTTTTTTTGTGCCTAAAGTGTCGAAAATGTGGAGTGGGGTTACAGCTGGGGTTACAAAGTGGGGTTACATTTCGGGAAAAGTGGGGTTACACATTCGGGGTTTTCGGGGGTAGGATAGAGGGGGAGGGAAAAGGATGGTTTTAAGGGATAGGGTGGGGGAAACTACCCATTTGTGATATTGGTAAAATGGGCGCGAATCGGGCTAAAACCTTGTATTTATGAGGCTTCTTACATGGAATGAGCCTCGAAAGAGGGGGTACACCCCTCCAAACGGGGTTATAATGGGGTGGAGGGGCATACGTTTGGTGTTACGGCTTGCCACCTATGATAACATGAAATGGGTTTACCCTGCACTTGCAATATTTGAAGTGTCGACATCCGATACATGCTTTTCTTTTTCGATAGACAGTTGTTTTATGGTTTCTTTGAGACGTCCAATTTCCTCTGCTTGTTGTATGATTTTAGCATCTTTGCTTTGTATGTATGGTTCTAATTGACCAAAGAATGTGGCAATGCTTGTCTCTGTCGTTGCAAGAATAGGGCTTCCTGGCTCGGAATTAGGTAAGGTGTCACTCCCTAAGCCAGTGAGAAGCCACATTGCGTTTACATCGTAAGAAATCACGATTTTTTCTAAAACGTCAGCTTTGGGTATGACTCCCTTTATATAACCTCTTATATTAGCTTCACTAACGCCTAATTTCTGGGCGAATACTGTATTCTTTCCACCTGTTTTAATATCAACGAGGTGCTTGATTCTTTCGTGAATTGTCCCGTTATGTGCCATAATTCTAAATTTAATCGAAATAAATCCCGATTTTTCTTTTGTAATTCGTGAGAAATCGCTATCTTTGCAGCGTGTTAAGTATTTAACGCGCGGTCAAAGGTACGAAAAATGACCGAGAATAACGAATTTTTGCAATTAAAGAATATGAACGACAACGAATTAAAGGAATGGCAGACGCAGAGCGTGAAGCACAAGGTGGCAATGGTTCTGATAATGGATGGTGTTAGTTTCAGCTACACAGAAGATGACGGCATCGTATTTACAGCACCAGAATGTTATGTGGCGAGATTGACAAGACGGCTGATGTCCTGCTACGGATGTAGCGTAAGACCGAATATAAACGAGGTAAAATGATTGCAGGATAACATGGAGGCCCTGGGTGCTGCACTGGATCGTCGGCAGGGCCGGCCTCGGATGACAGCGGGAAAGACCGCAGGGGTGGCACGGTTGCAATGGCCGGAAAGTTGGAATAAGTGAAAGCGAAGATCGTAGGACAGCCACGGGGTTCGACTCCCCACACTCCACAAATAAGTATAACGTAAAAACAAGTGAGATATGAAAAAGTACATTCATGTAACAAAAGAGGTTCGTGAGAAGTTGATGAAAATCTTCGGCGTGACCAATGTTATGGTTTGGAATGCCTTGACGTTTAATCCAAATCGTGGCAACTCTGATTTGGCTAAGCGCATTCGTTGTTGTGCGATACAGAATGGTGGTATCGTGATGAACGAGTTGCCAGAGGTGGAGACTTTCCATGACCATGACAACTATATGCGTCAGTACCTTCCTAATGGTGCTATGATTGAAGTTAATAAGAGCAATGGAGATGCGGATGTTCTTTACGGTGGTGAAAGCGTAAAGCATTACGAAAACATCTTTGTAAAGGACATCGAAGCCATTCAGAACTGGGCTGCAACATTGAGATAAGGAGGAGTAAGTATGGAGTACCACGATAACAGACTTTGCATCTCGATGCGGGAACTTGTGGATGGCGGTGTGATGACCGTATCAAACTACAAGCAGCTCTCCGCACGCGGTCGCATAGATGTTGTGCGTCGTGGTGGAGGCTCTTCGAATAACTATGCGCTCATTGCGGTCAGCAGTCTGCCCGATGCCTATCAGGACAAGCTCAAGGATATTTATCCAGATCCGTCGCTTGAGGTGCTGCTTGCCTGGCTTGATGCCAACTACGAGGTGGACCAGGCAGCTGTCGCTTATTTCAACGATTGGCGCAACCAGTCTGGGCACGATCATGCTACTGACGCTCATGTGAAGGAGTATGTGACCAACGCCAGCGTGCTGAATGCTTGTATCAAGCTCTACAACAACGCCAAGGCGATACAGAAGACGATGGGTCAGAAGTATGACTGGAGCATGATGTCGCAAGCTGTGGAAGGCTACCGCATGAAGACCGGGCACACTTTGCCGGCAAGTATGCTGCGCTTTCGCAAGAAGGTAAACGAGTATCAGCGTGACGGGTATGAATGCCTTATAAGCAAGAAATTCGGCAACCAGACAAGCCGTAAGGTGGATTACCGTACCGAGCGTCTGATTCTGTCGATAGCCGTGCAGCCCAACAAGCCGTTCAATACGAATGTGTGGGAGATGTACAATTCGTTTGTGTGCGGTGAACTGGACGTGTATGATCCGGAGACGGGCGAGCTTTTCGACCCGAGCGAGTGGACCGACAAGAACGGTGACCCGAAGTCGCTTAGCGAAAGCACCATTATGAACTATCTGAACAAGCCCAAGAACAGGTTGTTCATTGAACACTCGCTTGATTCTTACACCACCTTCATGCACGAGCAAATGCCCCACGTTCACCGCCATGCGCCCGAGTTCTCGTTCTCAAAGATTTCATTCGATGACCGCGACCTCCCACGCAAGCTGAAGGACACGAAGGCGCGTCCGAAGGCATACTACGCCTACGATGTGACGAGCCAGTGCGTGGTGGGCTACGCCTACAACCGCAACAAGAACGTGGACTTGGTTGCTGACTGCTTCCGCTCGATGTTCCGACTGATAGAAAGCAAGGGTTGGGGCTGTCCGGCTCAGGTTGAGGTGGAGAACCACTTGATGAGCCAGTGGAAAGACAGTTTTCTGAAGGCTGGGGTATTGTTCCCATTTGTGCGTTTCTGCGCCCCGATGAACTCCCAAGAGAAATATGCCGAGCCGATGAACGGTGCCAAGAAACGCCGTGTGGAGCACAGAAATCACCTCGGTATCGGACGCTTCTACGCCAAGGACAGACACTACCGCACGGAGGCCAAGAAGGTGTTTGATGAGAAGAATGACACCTATGAGGACAAACAGTACTATACATGGGAAGAGCTGATTGCTGACGATGTGCGCGACATCAAGGAGTTTAACAACACCCTCCACCCGAACCAGAAGAAATACCCTGGCATGACACGCTGGCAAGTGCTTGAAGCCAATATGAACCCAACGCTTCAGCCGATGGACAAATCGGTGTGGGCACGCTTCATCGGTGAGCACACAGAGACCTCCATACGCAGGAACAGCTACTGCAGAGTGGCGTATAAGGACTGGTGGCTGAGCAAGACAGAGGTGATGGAACGTCTCGATCCGAACAACTACAAGGTGGATGCCTACTATCTGACCGATGAGAACGGCAATGCAACCGATGTTTATATCTTCCAGAACGACCGACTTATCGACAAGCTCGAGGACGTGGGCACGTTCAACACTGCCGATGCAGAGCAGACTGACAAGGACAAAGAGATATTCGTGAACCAACAGAAGAAGATAGCTGCATTCAACGCATACGTGAAGAAGAACACCATTGCAACTGTTGGCATATCCAAGCCGGAACACTCAGAAGAGGCTGCACCACCGCCACCGCTTGAACTTCCACCGATGGAAAGCGAGCCGGAAATGGAAGTGAGCTACCACATTTCTGACCCGTTGGCAGATTTATAGAACAGAATTAGAACAATATTAAAATAACGTGAGACATGATAACGAATGAGAACAAGAAGCGGATATTGGAGGCTATAGCCACCAACCGCACGAACTATCCGAGCGATGCCAAGCACGCTGCTTCATTGGGCATCAGCACCTCGGTATATAGCGCCATCAAGAATGGTCAGACAGACAAGGCACTGAGCGAAGCCAACTGGATAACCATCGCCCGAAGACTGGGTGTGAACCTCAGAGGAGGCATTGAATGGAAGCCAGCACGCACCGCCACCTTCGAATATATCACCAAGCAGCTGGAGTTCAGCCAACAGAGCGGACTGAGTGCGATACTTTGTGATATACCCAACATCGGCAAGACATTCACGGCACGCTATTATGTGCAGTGCCACCGCAATGCCATCTATGTGGATTGCTCACAAGTGAAGACCAAACTGAAGCTGGTGCGTAAGATAGCCACTGAGTTTGGTGTTGGCAGCAATGGAAGATACAGCGACGTGTACGAGGATTTGGTTTATTACTTGCGCTCCATCGACACCCCACTCATCATTTTGGACGAGGCTGGCGACTTGCAGTACGAGGCTTTTCTGGAGCTCAAAGCTTTGTGGAACGCTACAGAAAGATGCTGTGCTTGGTATATGATGGGTGCGGACGGACTGAAAGCCAAAATCAACCGCTCCATTGAGTGCAAGAAAGTGGGCTATACCGAGATGCTCAGCCGATACGGTGACCGCTACTCGAAGGTAACGCCCGACGACTGCAAGGAGCGTGAGAAGTTCCTGAAAGACCAGGCGAGCGTGGTGGCAAAGGTGAACGCCCCAGAAGGTGCGGATATTGCTACCCTGGTGCGCAAGTCGGGTGGTGGGCTGAGACGAGTTTATACGGAAATTGAGAAACTAAAAAGAGTATAGTAATATGGAAACAAAGATAACAGTGACATTCACAGATGGAAGTCGCAGAGTGTTGAAAAGCCCAGAGAAACTGGAAAAAATAGACGAAAACCGGGAAGCCTGCTTTGTGATGGATAACGGACAGGTATATTATGGCTATTGTGATGGTAAAGTTGACGAAGAAGGTGATTTCTGCCTAATGAGGTCCATTCATGGCATAGGGCTGCCATTTAATCGCCTTCTCGGGTGGTGCTACAAGTCAAGTGGAAGAAAGAGATAAAACGTGAGTAAGTGATATGGCAAAGCGAGCATACAGCCCCAAGGATGTGGCGAATATCAAGTGTAAGGCACTACCATTTGAAGGACAATGGAAAGACGTGTTCGGTCAGCCTGAAGAGGGCGATACATGGTTTATCAGCGGACCCAGTGCCAGTGGCAAGAGCTCCTTCGTTATGCAGTTTGCCAAGATGCTCTGCGGTATAGGTAGCGTGTTGTATGTGTCCTTGGAAGAGGGCGTTGGCCTGTCGATGCAACGACGGCTTGCCCAATTCAAGATGACTGACGTTCAAGGCTCGTTCCGCCTCATTACCGATGGCGACATCAAGTCATTGGAAGAACGTCTGGCGAAACCCAAGAGTGCCAAGTTTATCATTGTGGACAGTTACCAGTACGCATACGAAGCAGGGTGGGAATATTCACTGACCAGGGCACTGATAGACCGCTTCAAGCGCAAGACCTTCATTTTCGTCAGCCAAGAGGATAAAGGCAAGCCTATAGGCAAACCAGCTATCAGACTGAAATACGCAGCCGGTGTTAAGGTGAGAACGCAAGGCTTCAGAGCCTACTGCCAAGGACGCTATTCAGGCAACGTGAGTGAATACTACACCATCTGGGCGGAGAAAGCCGTGGAGGTTTACAATGACAAGTCTAACAACTAAACATAACTGAGATGAAGAAGAAAGTTTATATCAGCGGAGCGATAGCCCACTACGACCTTAAAGAGCGTATGGCAACCTTTGATCATGCGGCACGCTATCTCTCCATAAAAGGTTACGAGCCGGTGAACCCATTTGAAAATGGCGTTTCGCAGGATGCTCACTGGATGGAGCACATGAGAGTGGACATTGCCCTGCTTTTGAAGTGTGATTGCATCTATATGCTGCAAGGCTGGGAATTGAGCAAGTGAGCAAAACTGGAACTGGATGTTGCCAGTTCGTGTGGCATTAAAGTGATGTTTGAAGGTCATGAGAACAATGTTCGTGAATACACCTGCTGCCTTTGCGGTAAGCCCCAAATCGGCTATGGAAACAATCCTCATCCATTGAAAGATGAGGGGGAGTGTTGTCCTGAATGTAATTTGAGAGTATTAAGTGAAAGAATAAGGTTGTCAAAATTGAAATAGATATGGCACAGGAAGTAACCAATTTCGCACGCTTCTATGGCATACTCAAAAAGAGCTACAAGTTTGCCACCAAGGAGCTGGGCGATGAGTTCAAGGAAGGAGTGGTGAGTCAATTCACTAATGGACGTACCACTTCGCTTAGGGAAATGACCCGTAAGGAGTACGACATGATGTGCGACAAGCTCGAAGGTGTTACAGCCAAATTGATACGCACCGCCAAGGACGTACAGCGCAAGCATCGAAGCCAGTGCTTGAGGTTGATGCAGAAGCTCGGCATCGATACAACAGACTGGACACGCATCAACGCATTTTGCCAGGATCAGCGTATTGCCGGCAAGGTGTTCTCCCAACTAAGTAATGAGGAATTGGAGCAGCTATCGGTGAAGCTCCGCTCCATCCAGCGCAAGGGAGGTCTGAAACCTAAGAAAGAACCGACACCTCCAGCACAGCCACAGGTGGAATACATGATGGTACCAATTGGAAATGGAGGTGAGGCATGAATGAGAAAGTGAAGCGTGTGATGGAATACATTCATGGCATCGCCTACAGAGAACTCCAAGGAGACCAGTACATCGAATTTCTTGAGTGTATTGAATACGAGATAGACAAGGAACTGGATGAAGGCGACTGGTCGGAACCAGAAGAAGACGAGTGATAAGCAATCAAAATAATAATCAACAAAAAGTTTACTACAATGGCAAAAAGAGAAAAGAAAGTAATCATTACCGGTGTGACAAGAGAATCAGCCGATGAAGCGTTCGCAGCCTACGCAAAGGCAGACGCGCAGAGTGCGAAAATCACGGCAGACATTGAATTGCAGTGTGCCAAGATCCGCGAGAAGTATGCCAACAAGCTGGCAGAACTGGAAGGTGAGAAGGAGAAAGCCTTCGACACGCTCCAGGCTTATGCTACCGAGAACCAGGCAGAGTTGTTCACTAAGAAAAAGAGCCTTGAGATGGCGCATGGCGTTATCGGCTTCCGCACGGGCACACCGAAGCTGAAGACCCTGAAAGGCTTCACATGGGCAAGCGCCCTGCAGCTGGTGAAGGAGTTCCTACCAGGCTATCTGCGACAGACCGAGGAGATAGCCAAGGACAAACTTCTTGCAGACCGCGAGGTGGAGGATATGGTTCCTCAGATGAACAAATGCGGTATCCAAGTGGTGCAGGACGAGACATTTTACGTTGAACCCAAGAAAGAGGATGCTGTATGATACTGGAAGTGGAGAAGAAACCGAAAGTGGCCTTGTGCCGTAAGTGTTACGGCACAGGTCGTCTCCACGACAAGGAGACTGGCAAAGAAAGCACATGTGACCAATGTGAGGGAACGGGCAGAGTAACCGTCAGCGCAAAGATGAGCTATGACATCCGTCCCTATAAACCAAGAGACAGACACTAAAACATTTTATGAGCAAGAGGCGAGGAGCAAGCTATCAGAAACGTGTCACCGACATAAATAGGATATACGACCAACATGCCAAAAGCGGAATCAGCAACCGCGAGATATGGCGAAGGTACGTGTATCCTGTTTATGGTATATGTGAACGAACCTTCTACAACCTCCTCAATGCCTCTTGTGACCCTAAGAACGAAGTGCCACAAGAGGCACAGACGTTTCTAAAATTCGACTTTGACGATGAACCAGGACATACAGAAAATTATCCGCAATATCCTAAACGACGTTAGGGTGGAGTTGAGTGATGAGTTTGATCGCAACTTTGAACGGCAGGCATTCTTCAACGAGGCGTGGCAGCGCAGAAGCAGCCCCACACGTCCTGGCGGTTCCATACTGATAGACACCGGCAAGTTGCGGCAGAGCATTAGCAGCCGAACCACAGACAGCAGTATCACGTTCTGCTCGACACTGCCTTATGCAGCCATACACAACGATGGAGGTGAGATAAAGGTGACGGCGAGGATGAAGCGATTCTTCTGGTACAAGTACCATGAGGCGACAGGATCATTCGGGCGCAAGAAGAATGGTGAGAGACGCAACGACAAGCGCACCGTACAACTGAGCACCGAGGCGGAGTTCTGGAAGCACATGGCTCTGATGAAAGAAGGCAAGAGCATCAAGATACCGCGCCGCAGATTTCTTGGAGCATCGCCAGAAGTGGAGCAAGCGGTCAAGGACATCATCGAGGAGAACCTTGCAGAGTATTTTGAACACGAATATAAATTGAAATGAGAAAGGAATTATTCAACGCCATTAAAGCAAAACTGGCGAGCGATGTGCCTGAAGTGCAGCACATCGATTTGTGGAACCACAATGTGGAGTTTGTAGAGCAGGAAGAAGGATGGGCGCGTCCAGCCGTCTTTGTGGAGTTTGGAAAGATAGAGTGGTCGCCATTTCAAGGCGGCAGTCAGCGTGGCAAGGGACTTGTTACTATTCACCTTGTGACAGACTGGGCTGACGGTGGCCATGATGCAGCTTTCGACCTTTGCCACCAGGTGCATACAGCCCTTGACGGATTGAGTGGTGATGATTTTAACGGCATGGCGCTTGTTGAGACGAACACCAACCACAACCACGAAGAGATACTTGAAAGCATCGACAGTTATGCGGTGCGTTACCTATTGCGATAAACCGCCCATGTCGCAACGATTTAGCCCCGACGGATAATTTACCGCCGGGGCTTTTTAATGCCGTTAGAATCGAATTATAACGCCGTTAGGCGGCATCGGTGAACAACATCATGTCTGTGTAGTGCGAGCTGTAGTTCACTGTGGCGTTGAACTCCACCTTGTGGCAGTTCTTGAATGGATTGCCCACGGTCGGGTTCTTGCCCATCCATTCACAAAGCTCAATAATGGATGACTTGTTGGAAGTGAAATATATAAAGTGATGTCCGGCAAGAATGGTCAGCACATCGAGGTAGTCGGAAAGTTTCCAGTACATATTATATGTGCCAACGTCGGTGGATAGATAGGGCGGATCAACAAGGTACACAACATTCGGCATGTCTTTGTATCGGGCGAACACCTCTTTGTAGTCGCATGATACTACTGTGATACCTTCAAGATAGTCCTCACAAGTAGGATAGTCTGACTTGCGGAGATTGTTGTATAGAGCCTCCTTCTTCATTTCGGGGATGCTCAATTTGTATTTCATGGAGAACATCAGTCCGGAAGAAATGGTGATGAAGTCAATGTACCCGACCTCTCGTTCCTCTTGCTCCAAACGAGCGAATATGCGGTCGCGCAGTTCACCACGGATGCAGCTGTGCTTGGGTATGCCTTCCGTCTCCACCATTTTGCGCAGGTCAGCTAAAAGGTGGTTGGTCTGCGGGATGTGCTGTAGGCGGTTGCGGTAGCCGTCGAAGTCGTTGTATATGACTGTGGCATTTGGCTTCTGGCACTTGGTGATGTGCGACAGCAGACCCGAACCGCCGAACAAATCCACGAATACCGTGTCCTCTGGATATTGTTTTAGAACCTTGATAAACTCACGCGCGAACATGCGCTTCTGCCCCACGAAAGGGAGCGGTGCCGATAGATACTGTTTTCTCATGCCTTACACGTTCAGTTCAAATTTTACGTTCTCGTTTCCGTTGAGCAACTGTCGCGTGTGTTCTATGTTGTTCTCGTAGATATGCACATTCGCAAGGTTCAGCGTGATGGACTTCAACGGGAGGTCAATCTGCCGGGCCATGAGGTGGAGGTGGTAGATGTCGGCCGGCAAGCCGAGGTTTGCATCTGAGCTGCGCTGGTAGGCTGACACTACAAGTTCGCCGTTCTCAATTTGGAACTGAACGAGTGACAGACACGGTGCCTGATTTGTCTCCGCATCGGTGGAGCCGAGAAACAGCACATAGTTTTTGCTGTTGCGCTTCTCTCGGTTGATTTTGGCGATAAGTGGCGGCAGCTTCTCAAAGTAGGTAGGGTAGGAGTTTACGAGAATGGCACCGCAGTAGTCCCACCAGTTGATGCCCACCTCGCGATACTTCTCCACATTGCGTTCACCCTGCATGAAGAGCTGCAGCTCGTTCTTTAACTTCTTTCGTGCGATGCCGTGCCCCTCGAATATGTCGAGCAGGTCAGCAGGGGAGAGCACCAGTCGCTCGTTGAGCAGATAGCGTATGCTCCCCTTCTTGTTTTGTTGGCACTTGCCCTCGGCAAGCACCTTCTGCAAAATTTGATGGTATTTGTTCATGACCGTTTTGAATTTGAAAACGGTACAAAGGTAACAAGACGGTCCCCATAGTCAATGAACATACGCACACGTTACACTGCAAGCAGATTGCAGTCAGTCTTGAAACGCCGTATAAGGCTGTACACCTTACGCTCGCTTATGGCATACTCTGTGGCGAGCCTTGCCACGATATAGGACACCTTCTCGCCTTGTGCGGAAAGAGTGCGGTATTCCTTAAATAGGTCGATATATTGCACATCGTCCAGCCTGATTCCTGCCTTTTGGAAGTAAATTAGCAGTTCCCTGTTCAAATTCAGTATCTCAATTAGTTTCATTCTCAGAAATATTTAGTACTTTTGCATCGTCTCACTTACATAGCGCATCGCGCAACCAAAACAATAAAGCCATACAGTGCGAACGAGGGCATACGCCCCCGGTCGTGCGCTGTATGGCGTTTTGGTTAAAAAAGTAAGTGAGACGACTATTTTAACAGGCCGGGGGCTTTTTTATTACCCACCCCCGAAGGGTTTGTTCTTATTCTCGGTATAACTCCAAATTGAAATTATCCTTGCTCTTCCATCCGTCAGCCAGTGTATCCTGGATATGCTGCATGGCTTTGGTATAAAAGTCCGTCAGTTCTTCGATGGTGTTGAACGTGTGATAGCATGGCACATCGTCCGTTCCGAACTTGAACGTGACTGGCAATGTCTTGCCGTCAGACTGCACTGCCAAGTCGTATGCCACCTTGTAGTTGAACTGGTTCTCGTTTGAGAGCCACACGCTCATTCCGTTCCACACGAAGCCAGAAAGTATGGTCTCGTTCGTGCGGTCGTTGAACCATTCCGACACCATGGTCTTGATGGTTTCCTCAGATGGCTTTCCGTTGAACTCAGCTTCTATATAGTCGGCAGATCCATCCTCGTTGTTATGCACGTCCCAGCGGACGCGCCATTTTCCTTTGACGGGGTTGGTGCATTCAAGCAGTTTTACCCCTTGTGCTCCGTTTACTCTGTTCATCATGTGAAAATGTACTTTGTTCTACCTTTGCCGAAGGTTTCCGCCTTGATGGTGGTCTCGAACGGGAAGCCGTCGGGCATTTCACTCACTTGCTGGAGAATGTTTTTCATCTCCTCACTGTTGGTGAAGAACTTCTTCGGCTCGCCGTTCTGCTCGATGGACACGACACAGCGGTCTTCGCCCTGGCTGGTTTTGACTCCGACCTCGAAGTCTTTTACCACGATGGGCAGGTTCACCAACTCGCGGATGCTTACCACCGCACCCGCAAATCGCTTCTTGCCGTCTTCCGGCTTGTAAGCGACATTCAAATCCTTAAATGATTTCATTTTTTTGCCTGTTAATTTATTGAACAACATTATACAGTCGGCGTGTTTTGCCATTCCGTAGAAACTTGCTATCAAGACACGCCTCCTTTTTCTCGATTTAACCTCGTGCATTTTTCGGGCGAACTTCTGTTTGATGCGCTTGCGCAGCAGCACATGGTCGGGATAGATGACATATCCCAGGAAATCAATGCCCTCGTCCACGGGGAACACACGCTCGTTGGCTTTCACCTTTAAGTCGATTTGTTCCACTTGCTCATGGACGGCATCACGAATCTCCCACAGTTCCGCTTTCGATTTACCGAGTACCACGCCGTCATCACAATAGCGGTAGAAATGACGCACGCCGTACCTGTCCTTCAGATAATGGTCTAAATACACAGACAACAACAGATTGCCCAAGCCCTGCGACGAGCGTAGCCCTATGCTGATACCTTGCGGTATGATGCGGACAAAGTTGTCAAGCATGGCTATGAGCTTCTTGTCTTTGAATACCCGATGCACACTGTACATAACGAAGTTCTGGTTGACACTCTCGTAGAACTTGGAGATGTCGAACTTGTAGCAGAACCTTGTGCCTTCCGGGTCTTCCTGCATATCACGGCGAATGTACTTCATCAAGTCGTGCATTCCCCTGTCCTTGATGCTTGCGGAGGTCGTTCTGATGAATCGCTTCTTCAGATGCTTATCCACCACCGACATGATGGCGTGGACAGCGATGCTGTTCTTCAGCTTCTTGAAGAATTGGATGTGCCGTAGTTTGCCGGCCTCTATAATATCTTTCTCCTCAATGTCCTTTGCGGTCACATGGAATGTGCCAGAAGCAATACGTTCAGAGAGTTCCTTGATGACCTCCTCACGATGCGCGATCAGGTAGCGTCCTTGTCGGCTTTTCTTCCGTTTGGTGCCACTGAGAACCTGGTCGAATGATTCCGCCATGTTGGAATATTCGACTACCTCCTCTATGATATGACCTTCTCTGCGCATAGCATCAGTTGTTTTTAATGATGGAAGATATGGGCCTTCCTTTCCCCGGGCCAGACTTCTTCGAACTGTTGCCAGCCTACCAAACCCTATTGCCCGACACGTGATTTTTCAGCTTTCCAAAACATTCCAATATTTGAAACATTGGAAAGAATTGCTTTTGCTGTGGCTTGCCACCCTCGGCACCACATCGGGGACACGTCCCCATCGTTGTACGCCGATTGTTGTTGGTGAGACGCGAGCCGACATTCGTATTCGCATTCGACGCATCGTTATTCGCATTCGCATTCGACACACCGCCATTCGCGTTCGCGTTGTTGTACCCGCGATAGACCACACGGCCTATTGGGTGGCTCTACCGACTGCAAAGTTACTGAATATCTGTGCAAAACGTGATAAAATTGTTCGTTGTTACGAGTTTTGGAATGAAACGTTATAACTTTGCATCTAAAAAAGATGACAGTACTACATGATACAGGAGAAGGCTGGAATGGCTTTGTTCGAGAGCTGATTGAAGCCAAAGAGAGAGTGGAGCTTCAGCACGAATCACTAATACGCCATCAGTCAGGCATAGCCGCAACTTTAATAGGCATAATTGCTGTTTTTGGCGATATGTCACAAGGGAGTATGCTTCTTCGCTGCCTGACAGTAGCGAGTGTGTTATTTCTGTTGCTGACTGTCCTTGCTGGTGTGTTGTATTGCTTTTTGCAGTACAGACTAAAGTTGAAAGCACTGTCAAATTGCTTACGGCAATATCAAGAAGGCTCTTTTGGGGTTGTGGGGCAGGTTCCCTCACCAACCGCTTCATGGCTTGCCAAAGTCTTCCCATGGTTGTTGTGCGTGGGAATACTACTTCTATCGGCAAGCGCAGTGTGTGCTCTACTGGGGCGTTGAGAGCCTCTCTAATTTTCTCGTCTTGTATTTTTTCTTCCATATCTTGATGTGTTTTGGAAAAATGTTATTACCTTTGCATCGGATCATTCCTCGTAAGAGGATTGGACCCCACATTCAGGCAGTCTTGATTATTTCAAGTCTGCCTGTCTTACTTTAAAGCCTTTAGCTGTAATTTCGTCGTAAGTGTAGGTTTTGTCCATTCCATCAATGACCACCATTACAGTTTTTAGATTTGTTCTTCTTACTCTGTCGTGTAAAGCACTGCTCAACTCGTCTAACGAAATACCAGAATCAACAAACAAAACCAAGTCGTCCGCCTGTTTCGCCCCTTTTCTAATAAGGTTGTCGATAGAACTTTTTGTTGGCTTTGCATTGACTTTATATTCTTGTTCTATTCCCAATGTCTTGTTGTAACTATCAGCAGAAGTTTCGTTCTGTGGGTTCGCTATAAGGTCAATCTCGTAGCCGTGCTTTTCCGCAAGATACCTACCCACTCTCACGTTCTCTTTCTTTTCGGTTCTTCCATGTTTTGAGCTTACTCGTAATTTACCGTTTGATGTTTCGCACTCAGTGAATGTTTCTGGCGTTTCTTCTTTGACTTTAGCCCAACATGAATGTATGAGTTTGCACGCAGCGCACAACTCATTTTCTGGAATAAACTTTGCCAACTTGATTTTGCCCTTTGCGATGTCGCAGTCCCGGCATCGCCGAATGGTGTAGGGATTGTAGTCGGGCACCGTCTTGTCCTCCTTGCCGGGGTTGAAATGGAAGATGCCTTTCGTATCACGCTGCAGAGCCTCCTCGCCAAGTGCCATAGCCTCGTCGTGTGGCGTGGCAGGATATTTTGACCTGCGCACCTGTACCACGGTACAACGGCAGTTCCAGCCATTAGGAGGATAGTATTCTTCCCAAAATGGGTCGGAAGGCGGAAGCGTTACGCCATTGAGCGCAGCGTGTTCCGGACGCACCTTGCCGTCGCCAGCCGTGCGGTACTGAAGGTTGTAGCGGTCGCCGTCCTCCGAGAACCGTTCCCACTTGGCAGCCATCTCCGCAGACGACTGCACGAAGTTGTACTCCGCACGGAGGTAGTTGGAGTTGTAGGTGTTGTCTATCTTCCGAACATCATTCAAAAAGGCTTCGAACGTCTTTCTATTGCCGTTAGAATCCAGCAAGGACGGGAACGCCTCGTTGAGCTCGTGGAACGTTTTCATGCCGGAGAAGATATAGTCAGACCGTTGGAGGCGCTTGCGCATGGCATCAGACATCTCCACTTGTTTGAAAGTAGAATCCAAAGCACCAGCATGGGCATTGATGAACTCCTGAACTTTCGGTTCTGCCAGCACCTCGATGCGGAACTCCGACCCTTTCTGAGAATAGAGCGTGCGCATCATGCCGTCGAACAGCCCAGAGAGTTGCTTGCGTATCTGCTCCTGCTCCTTAGACAGCGACAATGTTTGTGGATCATCGCCTAACAGCTGGGCATAGCGTTGGTGCAGCCCCACATAATCGGTGGGGCTTAATCGAAAAAAGAGCCGTGTACGTTTTGCTGCTGCTTTTTCTTCTTGTCGCCCTTGTCATCGTCTTGTGGCTCATTGTTGCCCTCGTCGCCATCATCGTCACCGCCACCGGGTAGCATGGGTGTAGCGTTGCGCCGTTCCCCAACAGGCATGCTGTACTTCTCCGCAAAATATGTCGGGTCCACCTCGTAGCGGTCGGCAATCATGGTCTCGTATGCCACCTGCTGCTCCGGTGTGTAATCGACGGCATCATCCCATTCGAAGCGCAGTCCCTTGATTGGGAAGCCGTGCTTTACCATGCGTGGGATAAGCTGGTTGTTCACGATGTCGCGCAGCATGGTGCAGTCGCTTTCAACCAGGTTTTCGAACACTTCAAGGTGTGTTTCTGATTGTGAGAGGCTGCTGCCGTCCTCGATGGTCATCGTCTGTCCGATGATGAGCTTTGACAGTTCCGAGTTGGCGCGATCGATGCGTTTGTCATAGACATTGAAGGCATCGCCCTTGCCACTCTCCACAAATTCAATCTCCGTGTCCTGCCCTGCCACCATGTATTGGCTTGCTCCGGCACCCTTGAGCATCTGTTCAAGTCGTCCCATCTCCTTGGGGTCGCGTGAGGTGGTGCGTGCAATACGCATCGGCATACCGAAAATCTCGCCGAAGGAATCCCAGAATGCCAACATGTTTTTCTTCGGAATGGTCTGCGTGGCAGCCTTCAGATACAGGCCGAGATCGTCAGGCCGTCCGGCTTCAATGAGCCAGTCAGAGAATGGGGCTGAGTGGTAGTCGATGCCCGTAGTCCAGTCCTGCCCGAGCTGTTGAATCACACGGCCGTATTCCGGAATGACATGCTTCCGTGGAATGAGTTTCACATCCGTATAGCAAGGACATCCGTCGCCATCGGTGGTGAGGTCGCCAAGTTCGATGAGCGAGTGTCCCCAAAGATTGGCGGCAAGCGCATATTCGAGCAACTGCTTGAACCAAGCCTGGTCGAAATAGTGGTGTGCCTCCTCGTTCTCATTACCCTTTGCATCGACCAGTTTGAAGGACTTCGCCATGACGAATCCTACACGCTGGCGAACACAGCCCGATAGGTGAAGGTCAATATCCACATCGCGGTATATGTCGTAGAGACGTTGGCGGTTCGGGCTGTCCACATTTATAGCCATCTGCCAGGCGTTGCGCCAGTCGGCAATGTCCCTGCGTGTAAGCGCATCGGTGGTGCGTTGCAGTTCGATTACCATCTTCTTTATGCGCTTGCGGTCAGACGACTTCGCAAGGTTGAAGTCCCCGTTTGGCGTGTGCAGTATATTTTGACTGCCACCTCCGAACATACCGCTGAAAAAGTTCTTTATATCCATAGCGTTACCAGTTATGTCGTAATTGTTTCTGTGAACCGAATATGAGCAGGTCGCCAGTCGGTGTGCCGTCCTCGTCGGTGGCGAGCGGCAGGTCGGGTATGATTTTTCCGGCTTGCACGCCTTCCAGCCACTTTATGGCACGCTCGTAGCGCTCCTTGCGTATTTCGCTGCCCATCTTTTGGGGCATAGCGGCAATCATGTGATAGAGCGCAATGTCGGCGGTATACATTACCACCAGACGGTTGCGGTTTTCGCCTTCAGCCGAGAACACCGCTTCCGTGTCGTATTTTGGTCTGAGGTAGCCGGCAATCTCCTCGCAAGCCTCCAGTTCCGCGTTGTCGCGTATCTCCTGCGATGCCTGCGACACGACCTTCAGCGCATTTTCGCCTATGACCACTCTGTAGTCCTCTTCCGTGATAAACATAATCAGCCTCCTTTCTAATGCGTCACATAAATGGCACGACGCTCGATGTCGGCAACCTTTACACCCTTACGGAAGCGGTGCTTCGCAACCAGTTCGCGGATGGTGCGTTTCGGCACGACCTTCAGCGAGCCGTTCATGTAAATCACATAATACTTCATGCCAAGCAGCTTTGAGAGCTTGTTGGCTTTCTTGATGGCACGCTTGCACTGCCATCCCCAGATAATGTCCTTTATTACTTGTATCATTGTTACCAAATGTTTTTGGCGGTCGGTCTTTTGCCGAACACCGGTTTGAAACTTTCCTGTCTTGTATTGCGCTGGAGTATCCATATAGCGCCTTCATCAGCGTCAGGCGCATCGTCATGCACACGGCTGCCACGTTCCAACGCCAATGTCTGTTCGATGCCCACCTGCATGTCGGGGTCTTCCTTCTTACGCTCGTTGTACCAGACAAAGCCACGTTCCCAAAGAGGACTGACAGCCTCGATACGCTGGATTTTGTCTGGCTTCTTTCGCTTGTCGGGCATGATGGGCAGTTGGTAGCCACGCAGCTCACCTTCCACGGCAAACTCGTCCAAAATCACATCCTGCATGAAGTTGGCTTCCATGAAGAACTGAATAGCCACCGTGTCGCGTGTACGCTCGTAGAGGTCGTATAGCCATCGAACCATCTCACTGACTGTCGCCTGGCGCACGAAACTGTCTATGAGATGCAGTTCCGAGCCAATCTTTCCCCAAACGCGGGATGCCTTGTAGTCGTTGGAGGTTGTCGATTTGAACGACGGGTCGGTATAGCACACAATCATGTCGTACTTTTCGAGCTTTGGCAAACGCTTGTATCGAATCCAATCCGCACGGAAGATAGTACCGTCCACGATAGGGTTGTGCATCATCTCCTTCTCCCAGGCACGATAGCCCACGAAGTCGCGGTAAGCCTGCGCCTCCTCTTTGGTCCATTTCTCCTTCCATACCGGTTCTCCGTTACGATCGACCGCTACGATTTTAGAAAGGAACACTCCCTTTGTACGTGAGAGATTGTAGAGCACAGAGTTCTTGCTGATGAGGTTGCCCACCATAATGAAGCGTCCACGGCCAACATCAAGCGCACCGAAGAGAGCCTCCTTCACCCAGTCGGTGAGGTCGTGTACGAGTTTGTCGTTCTTGCAAAGCTGATCGTCGTCAAGGTCATCGATGACGATGTAGTCAGGACGGGATTCACGGTCACGCAGACCACGAGGCGACTGTCCACGACCGCAGGCAAGGAACTTCACACCGCTCTTTGTCTTGAACTCGCCCTCCTGCCATCCGCCGTCGTTCTTCTGCTGTCCGAAGTCGGCGATGAGACGCTGGTTGTATTCCAGTTCCGCTTGAATATCTCCAAGCAGTCGGTCTGCATTGTCCTCCGACTTTCCCACGACCACCATAAAGTTGATAAGCCGCTTCGGTTGGAACATCAACCAGAGCGGCGTGAATACATCAAGGTGGGTCGATTTGGCGTGGCCGCGCGGCCACATGAATACAGCCTTCAAGTCGGGCGTGTTTCGGACCTTGCGTGCAGCTTCGTTGTGGAACGGGGCGTTGTGAATGGTGCGTATGACCTCGCCGGTCGTCTTGTCACGCAATTGCAGGAAGTGGGGAAAGTAATACTCGCAGAACGCTGCATAGTTGTTGAGCAAGCGTTTGATACGCATGTCTCGTTCTACTGGCGTTTCGCTTTTCAGGAGTGACGTGTCCGTAATGGCTTGCACTTGCCGGCATCTCTCTTTCCACTCCTCGTATGCCTTTTTCTTTTCCGCTGCTGTTGCCATAGGCTGCCTCCACTATTTTATACCCATCTGTTCTGTGATGTACATGTCCTGGTACTTGTTGATTACACGCATCAGTTCGGGAGTCACCTCTGGGTCTGTCTGCGAGCGGTACTCCAGCCACTTGGAGAACGCCATAAACACCTCGATGGCATCCACCACATTAGCCTTCTTGTCGAGTTTCTCAATGACCGACGAGAGTTTAGCCAACTTGTCGCCGAGTCCTGCTATGAGTGCAGGGTCGTCGGATTCATTCACTTGTGTAATGAGTGTGTCGATGGTGAGCAACAGTTTGTTCACCAGTTCGGGGCGTGTGATGTTTTTGGCGGCACGAGCCTCTTTCCACCCCTCGGCTGAGCACCATTTGGATATGGTGACGCGCGACACGTCCACCTTCTCCGCAATCTCCTGCTGCTCCATGCCCGAAAGATAGAGCGTGCGTGCCAGCGATTTCTTTTTTTCAATATCTGCCTTTGTCATGTTGATAAGGTTTTTGTTCACATCAGGGCATACCACGCCCCGATTCTTTATGCAAAAGTGCCACGATTTCGGTGGCTCTCCAAAAAAGTGTGCAATGGTTTCATAGAAGTGTGCAACCATTGCACACTTTTTTGGCGGACAGACAATTACCTCGTAATATTGCACTGCGAATCGGGCAATGCAGCCCAGAAAACGACAATGATATGAGTAAAGGAAAACGAGTAAGAATAACCAACGACAGCCTGAACAGCTACGGCACAAGAGTGCTGACAGCAGGCATGAACGTGGAGCAGTATCAGCGCAACCCCGTCCTGCTGTATATGCACGAGCGTGGTAATGTGATAGGCTATGTGAAAGACCTGAAGATGGAGGATGGTGAAGTGACCGGCGAACTGATGTTTGACGAAGCATCCGAACTATCCACACGCTGTAAGAAGCAGTATGAGTTCGGCAGTCTGAAGATGGTGAGCGCAGGGCTTGACATATTGGAGACGAGTGAGGACCCCGAACTTTTGGTACAGGGGCAGACCAGCCCTACTGTCACCAAGAGCAAACTGTTTGAGGTCAGCCTGGTGGACATAGGAGCCAATGACGATGCCATCGTGCTGCAGAAGGACGGCAAGAAGATAACCCTCGGCAAGGACAGCGAATGTCCCTTGCCAATGTTGAACAACAATAATCAAAAACAAATGGAACAGAAACAGATTGCCCTGAAGTTGGGCTTGCCGGAAACGGCAACTGAGGCGGACATCAACGCCAAGCTCGGTGAGTTGAAGGCTGCCAAGGAAGAGAACGAGAAACTCCAGCAGGAGAAGGCGACCCTCACGCTTGCCGGCATCACCGCCATCGTGGAGAAGGCGGTAGGGGAGAAGCGCATCGCCCCCGACAAGAAGGACGAGTTCATCAACCTCGGCAAGGAAGTCGGCAAGGAGAAACTGGAGCGCATTGTCGCAGCCATGGCTCCGCAGATGAAACTCAGTGCCGTTATCGGGCATCAGGGCGGAGCGGCAACACAGCAGCCGACTGCCTACAAGAAACTGAGCGATGTGCCGTCAAGCGAACTCTTGACCCTCCGCAAGGAGCAGCCCGAAGAGTACAAGCGACTCTACAAGGAAGAGTACGGCATGGAGTGTGAACTTTAGTACAAACCAATAAAACAAGAAAAAGCAATGAAAGCAAAAGTATTTTTGACCATGATTATGGCTGTGCTGTTCAATGCGATGACAGGAGCCGTATTCGGTATGGCATTGGGCGTGTCGCCCGTGGCAGGTGCCGTCGGTGCCAATGCCGTCGCGCTTGCCGTGAGCGGTGCAATGCCTGTGGGAGTGGCACGCGAGGGCGTGCTGAAAGAGATTTGGACTGGTGAGCTTGTGAAGGCACTCCGCGAGTTCCTCGCCGGCACTTGGCTTGACGGCATCCCCGACAGTTCAAGCATTGTCGATAACGATGTTATCCACCTGGTAGAGGTAGGTGTGGACCCTGACGTACTTGTCAACAACACCACCTACCCAATCCCCTTGCAGGCACTTGATGACAAGGACATCGCCATTCAGCTTGACAAGTTCCAGACAAAGGTAACACCAATCACCGACGATGAGTTGTACGCTATCAGCTACGACAAGATTGCCCGAGTGAAGGAGAGCCATTCAAACGCCATCAACGATGCCAAGTTCGCCAAGGCTGCACACGCCCTCTGCGCACAGAAGAACACTGCCAAGACCCCGGTACTGACAACTACCGGCGAGCGTGACGCGACCACCGGCCGTATCAAGATGACCGCCAAGGACGTGCTCGCGATGAAGGCAGCCCTCGACAAGTTGGGTGTTCCGACCACGAACCGCCGCCTCGTATTGTGTACCGACCACGTGAATGACCTCTTGGAGACCGACCAGCGTTTCAAGGAGCAGTACAACATCGACCGCAACACCGGCAAGGTGGGCAAGCTCTACGGATTCGACATCTACGAGTATGCCAACACCCCGTACTTCTCAGCCAAAGGCGAGAAAAAGGCAGTCGGCGACAAGGGAGAGACAGCCGGTGACTTCCACTGCTCATTCGCATTCTACACACAGCGTGTGTTCAAGGCTACCGGCTCCACCAAGATGTACTGGAGCGCAGCCGAGAATGACCCCGAGTACCAGCGCAACAAGGTGAACTTCCGCCACTACTTCATCTGCATGTTCAAGAAGGCAGACGCAGGTGTTGTAATGACCAGCGGATATAAAGCTGAAGCGTAATGGCGAGAATGAAGTATTTGGTCCTACACTGCACAGCCACCCCTGAAGGCCGTGAGGTAACCTCTAAGGAGATACGCCACTGGCACACCGACCCGGTAAGCAAGGGTGGGCGTGGCTGGAAGCAGGTAGGCTATACCGACCTGATACACTTGGACGGCAAGGTGGAACGTCTTGTCGATAACAACGAAGATGCGGAGGTCGATCCGTGGGAAGTGACCAATGGTGCCAGGGGTTACAACAGTGTGAGCCGTCATGTGGTGTATGCCGGTGGCTGCACCAAGGATATGAAGCACCCCAAGGACACGCGCACCCCTGCGCAGCTGAAGGCGATGACCGACTATGTGCGGAACTTCCATCAGCGTTTTCCGCAGATCAAGATTGTAGGTCATTGCGACCTTCCGGGCGTAAATAAAGCCTGCCCAGCCTTCGATGTAGCCAAGTGGCTCAAGTCAATAGGAATATACCAACAGTAAAAATATGGATGGCATGAATATCAGCGAAGTCCTGAACGTCCTCCTTGGCGGAGGTCTGGTGGCTACCATTGTTGCAATATGCACGCTGCGGGCTACCATAAGGAAAGCGAAAGCGGAATCGATGAAGGCAGAAGCCGATGCCGAGACGGTGCGTATGGACAACGCCGAGCATGCCACCCGTATCTTGGTAGAGAACATCGTGAAACCATTGAAGGAAGAACTCAATGAGACAAGAAGATACCTCGAAGCCTCGAAGCGCGAGATGGCGCGTCTTAGGAAGGCTATCGACACTGCGAACAGTTGCAAGCATCATGATGACTGCCCTGTTCTTGTCGGGCTGCGCGACAAGCCGAAAAGCGAGCGTGGCAACGGAGGAAAGCGTGAAACAAGTATCCGCGGACACCCTCCAGAGCGAGGTTCGTCAGACATGGACGGAGACAGTACCGCTGGAGGAAGCCAAGCTGGAGATACCTCTGGCGGAACTGACTAACCTACCCGAAAAGGCAGAGTACCGAGCCAAGAACGGACGAGCCAGCGCAACCGTGCAGAACAAAGGTGGCACCATCGTTGTGTATGCCACTTGCGACAGTCTGCAACGCCAGTGCGAGTACTATGAACGCCAGATGGCGAGCTACAAGAAAGCATTGGAGCAGCAGAAGAATGAAGCCAAAACGGAAAAGGAACGCAGTTCCAATCCGTGGAAGATGCTTCTCATCGCCTTTATCGTCGGAGTGGCGACCGGCATAGTATTAACCATTACAACAAGAAAGATATGGCAAAAAGTGTTTTAGACGGAACCAATCTCATTCTGAGCGTCGGTGAAAAAGCGTTGGGCTTCTCCACTGGCTGTAAGGTGACAACCACAACGGAGACTGGTGAGCGCGTAACCAAGGAGGCAGCAAGCGGCAAGTGGAAAGAGAAGTTCGTGAAGAGTTTTTCCGAGAGCATTTCAGCCGAGGGCTGTGTCCTCACGGATGGCGACACCGAGACCCCGACCTACGATCAGTTGAAGGACATGCAACTCAATGGTGAACCCATAGACGGACGTTACAGTCTGCGCGATGGCGACCAGCGTACCGGCAAGACAACTGGTGGCTACAAGGGCAAGTACATCATCACCTCGCTGGAACTTGACGCACAGGCCGGTGACGATGCCAAATACAGCCTCCAGTTGGAAAACTGCGGCAAGGTTGAGAAAGTGGCCAATGGCCTTAGTGAAGCATCAAATCCGGAATAAGCTATGATAAAGATAACGTTGAAGGGGAAAGAATATCCCTGTGGCTTTGTCATGGGAGCGTTTCTCATGTTCAAGCGAGAGACGGGCAAGGATGTGAGCCAAATCAAGCAGGACGACCTTGAAGAACTGCTGATGCTGATGTGGTGCTGCGTGAAGTGCGCAAGCCAGGCGGAAGGCACCGAGTTCCCTCTGGACTTCGAGACTTTCTGCAACAGCATTACACCAGACGTTCTCAATGATTGGAATGAGCAGGTGAGGCAGTCGGCTGAAAAAAAAAGGATGGGGAAAGTGTAGAAGACCCCGACATCGAACAGTTGCTCGGTATAGCGATGGGGTGCATTGGAATGAGTATGGATGACTTTTGCCGATGCACCCCTTCTGAGTTCTATGCAGCATGGAAAGCATGGAATGAGATGCAGCAAAGCCGTGATCGTGGCGAATGGGAACGTCTGCGCATGCAGTGCCTTTGCACGTTGCAGCCTTATTCAAAGAAAACGCTCGATGCCTCCGACATTATGTCATTTCCATGGGAGACGGAGCAGAAGTCGGAAAATGAAGTGAAGATGGACAAAGAAGACACCCTACGCAGATACAGGGAAGCAAAGGCGGCGGCAGGGTTGAAATAAACAATTATTTGCCTTTGAAGAATTTAATCAGGGCCGCGATTTTGGTAACGACATATAAGAATATGGGTAAACAAGCCACAAGACAAATAGCCACCGTCAGCACCGATGCGAAAGGGTGCTGCACGATAAGGTCGTGTATGGGTTTCAAGTTTACGCTCATAAGTTGTTCAAAAATGTATCCGCCACAAAGGTAAACAATAAAAATGAGAATATGGCAAAAGAGGTCAGTTTTATAATAAAAATCAACGACAACGGCAGTGCGAAGCGTGTTACTGCCGATGCCGAAGAACTCGGTCGGGTCATAAGGAGCGTGCAGGACGAGAGCGAGCGGCTGAAGAGCGACATCCTCACATGGTCGCAGGCATCGCAAGCGATTGATGTACTCCAGGACTCCATCAGTGATCTGCAAAGTGTCATGGCAGACCTTACCGCAGCCTACCAGGTGCAACTCGTGGCAGAGACCCAGTTGGAGACCATCATGCGGCAACGTATGAACAGCACCAACGAAGATATACAGAGCATCAAGGAATTTTGCTCCGCCCAGCAGGAAATGGGCGTAATCGGCGACGAGGTGCAGTTGAGCGGTGCCCAGCAGATGGCCACGTTCCTGAAGGAGAAGCAAAGCCTTGACACACTTATCCCCGCCATGAACAACCTCATCGCCCAGCAGAATGGACTGAACGCCACCAATCAGGATGCCGTGAGCATCGGCAACATGATGGGTAAGGCGATGCAGGGACAGGTGGAAGTGCTGCAGCGTGTCGGCATCACCTTTGACGAGGCACAGAAACAGGTACTGCAGTTCGGTACGGAGAGTGAGCGTGCTGCCATGCTTGCCGAGGTCATTACGGCCAACGTTGGAAACATGAACGAGGAACTTGCCAAGACGGATGCCGGACGGCAGAAGCAACTGGAGAACACGTTGGGCGACATCAAGGAACAACTCGGCGGACTTGTGCAGGGGGCGATGCCGTTTGTTACCATAGCTGCGCAGACGATGATATGCGTTACAAGCGTCGGCAAGTTCGTAACCTCCCTGACAGCACTGAGTGCAGCTTTCTCCATATCTACAATCAAGGCAACGGCATTGGCCATACATGAGAAGATGGTGTCTATGGCGCAGAACATGTTGGCGGCAAGCGGATATACGGCAACGGCTGGCACGGCAGCCCTGACGGTGGCTGTAACGGCATTGTATGCAGCCTTGACCATGGGAATATCGGTTATAATCACTGGCATTATCACCCTGTTCAGTTCCATGGGCGACGAGGCGGAGGACGCTGCGCAGGACGTGGACATTCTGAAAGACAGTACTGACGCCTTCAGCAATGCCTCGTCCAATGCCAAGGCGGAAATCGACATGGAGGTAAGTTCGCTCGCCTCGCTTATCAACAGCCACAAGAATGCCACGAAGAAGGTGGACGAGTTGAACAAAAAGTACGGCGAGAGTTTCGGTTATCACCGTACCGCGGCGGAATGGTATGACACGCTCATCGCCAAGAGCAAGGTGTATTGCGAGCAGATAGGCTATGAGGCACAGGCGAAAGTATTGGCTTCCCAAATTGCTGCCAAGCAACTTGAAAAGGAAAGCAAGGAAAGTGAGCGTTATCAGCTCGGTCAGCAGTATTGGGACGGCAACGGCAACATACACTACAACTATGAGAACGCAGCTGGCGGAAAGGACTACTATGACCAACTTGGTGGGCAGATAAACAAACTCACTGGCGAAATCAGCATTTTGCAAAAGCAGTATGATTCCGCCATAGACCACATGGTGAGTGCCCAAAAGAAACTGGATGCGTCAAGGAAGTCTGTAGATTTGTCGCGCAAGGACTTGAAAGATGTTTCAGACCAAGATCTGACGGATAATATCACCCAACTTGAAAACGAGTTGAAGAACACCTCGCGCAGCAATGAGGCAGAGCGCACAAGGCTGAATAAAGAAATCGGTAGACTGAAGGCGGAGCAGAAAAAGCGAGAGGATAATGACAAGAAACAGCAAGGTATCAGCACAACTAAAACGACACCGAAGAAAACCACAACGACATCAAAGGTAACGGCGGACGATACTCCAATAACTGACCCGAAAACACTTGAAGATGTAGGCAAGAACATTTCCATTTATGAGGCTCGGCTGAAGAAGACGAACAAGGAGGACACCGAGAAGATAAAGCTTCTCACGGAACTCATCAACAAATACAAGGCACTTCAGAGAACCATACAGGAGGAGATAGACGCTGCCGACCACACGGTGTCGCTCGACACACTTGAAGGAATAGATGCCGAGATACAGTTCCAGCAACAGCTGCGACGCAAGACTTCAAAGGAGAATCTTGCACAGATAGACAAGGAGATAAAGCGTTTGAACGACCTTAAAACGGCATTCGAGGACAGTTCGCACGCAGCACTTGCCACAGACCAGATACATACCTACGAACAACTTGACAACGAGTTGGCCTTCTATCAAAAGAAACTGAAGACCGCTACCGCCACAGAGCGCATCGAGATACAGAAGCAAATCAAGGAACTGGAAAGGCTTCGTGGCAAATGGGACGATGTGCTTTCTGCAATGGATAAGCCGGCAGCCATCGGCAGTTTGAACTCGATGGAGGAACTTGACAAGGCCATTTCTTATTACAGCGAACGGCAACGTAAGGCTACGGGTGCGGAGGTGGAGAATATCCAGCGTACCATCAACGCCCTGCAAGCCAAACGTGATGCGATGAACCGTATGGTGGACTTGCCAACCATGCAGCAGGAAACAGCCGACCTTGGCGGAATGAGCGGAAAGAAACTGAGAATGGAACTGGAACTCATCGGCATTGAAGGCATCCAAGACAAAATAAGGTCGCTGCAGAAGATGCTCGATGATACCAAGAATCCGCTTGGCGATGAACAGCGTAAGGAAGTGACGAAACTTATTCAGACATGGGGCAACTATGAGAAAGTACTGAAGAAGAGCAGCGTCAAATTCAGCGATGCGTGGGCTGGAATAAAAGGTATTGGCGGTGGTGTCGAAGGCATTACCGAAGCGTTAAAAGGAAACGGCAACGCCTGGCAGACCATCACGGGCATAGTGGATGGAGCCATACAGATATACGAGGGTGTCAATAGTGTCATATCAATCATTGATGCCCTGACCGCTGCGACAGGTATTTCCAATACCGTAACCACGGCAAGCGGAGTGGCGGCCACCACCGCAGCTACGGCAAAGGTAGCGGCAGCCCCCGAAGAGGTGGCGGCATCCGTAGCGACGATGGCAGCAGTGAAGGCAGAGGCTATGGCATACCGTGAGTTGGCAGCCTCGGAGTTTATGGCGGCACACGCTTACATCCCGTTTGCAGGTGCCGGCATCGCAGCTGGATTTATCGGCATGATGCAGGGACTTGTGGCATCGGTGGCCGTTACCCCATTTGCCAACGGCGGTATCGTGTACGGACCGACCTTGGCGCTGATGGGCGAGTATGCCGGGGCAAAGAGCAACCCTGAGGTGATAGCACCGCTGAACAAACTGAAGTCGCTTATCGGCAATAATGGCAGCGGAGGTGGCGGTATCTATGAACTGAAGGTGAAAGGCCGCGACCTTGTGGCAGTGCTTGCCAACGAGACGAGAATAAACAGAAAGGGAACGAACATCAAAATATAAGGAGCATGTATCTACACGGACACTTTTACAACCAGAAGAACGAGCGCATCGAGGTGCATATTCTGACAAAGGGCGACCGCACAAAAGAGGTGGTCATCGGTGAGGATGGAGGCGAGTTGTCGTTCACGGATGATCCTGTGGAACTGACAAGCGAGGTGAATGACACCTTCGACCATCTGCTCTGCCAACAAGCCAAGGTACGGCTGCTGACAAGGAACTTTGTGCCCGACTTTTTCTGCGCCTCGTGCCTTGACGCTGTGGTGAACATCTACCGCGAGGACAAATGCCTCTTTGCCGGTTACATAGAACCGCAGTCATACTCGCAAGGCTATAACGAGGAATATGACGAGATAGAACTGAGCTGCATCGATGCGCTGATAGCCCTGCAATACTCGAAGTACCGCGACGTGGGTGCGCTGGGCGTGCTCTACAATGTGGTGAAGGCGGAGGCGGAACAGCGCACGTTCTTAGAGATGCTAAAGGAGATAATGGGTGGTGTGACGGCAGGTCTTGACATCGTGGGCGGAAACGCCGTGCGCTACCTGTATGACGGGAGCAAGGCGGTGGACGACCTGACGGGCAACCGCTACGCCATATTCGGGCAGCTGACCATCAACGAACTGCTGTTCCTTGGCGACGAGGAGGACGACGTGTGGCAGCAGGACGAGGTGCTGGAGGAGATGCTGAAGTACTTGAACCTGCACATCGTGCAGGAGGGCTTCACCTTTTATATATACTCATGGGAGAGCGTGAAGGGTGGTGAGCGCATCTACTGGCGCGACCTGCTGACGGGAGTGAGCGTTACGACGGCACGGCAGACGACGGACATACGGACGGGCATCGTAACTGACACTGACACGACGATCAGCGTGGGCGAGGTGTACAACAGACTGCTGCTGACGGCGAAGGTGGAGAGCGTGGAGAGCGTGATAGAGAGTCCGCTGGACGACGACCTGCTGAAAAGCCCCTACAAGAACTATCAGAAATACATGACGGAATACAGCAGCGACGGCGAGGGCAAGAAAGCCATCAATGCCTTTGATGCGATGACGCACGGGCAGGAAACGAGCTATGACGGGGGCTGCGTGACGGACTGGTATGTGCAGATGAAGAACAACAGCGAGTGGCTGTTTCCGAACATGGGGAGCGGCAACGTGATGGAGGAGCTGTGCAGCGAGGGACGGAACCAGCAAGCCCTGCCGAACCTGCTTGCGAAGCAGCCGGGCGCGGCCATCATCGCCCTGGGCAAGGTGGAGAAGAAAACGGACGGGAAGAACAACTCGCTGACACCGAAGGTGGAGATGACGAACTACCTGGTGGTGAGCGTGAACGGCAACGGTGACGACAAGGAGGCGACGACCTACCCGAATGCCGACTCGCTGAAGGCAGGCGTGCCGAGAGCCGTATATAACGGCAGCATGACTGGCGGCGTGTTCTCGCCTACTGACGAGGGGACGACCAACTACATCGTGCTGAGCGGAAAGCTGGTGCTGAACCCAGTGATGGAACTGACGGACACGTACAAGAACATATACAACTACACGGGCGGTCCATTCCAGATTATTTGGCCTGGCATCCAACAATGGAGCGGCGTGACCGTGCCGAGCCGCAACAACGGGGACGGACGATACTACACGCAACAGTGGTGGCAGGCGGATCAGCCTAACGAAGAGGTGGCGTGGGATGTGGCGACGGAGCACGGCTTCGTGCCGTTCACTGACACGGGACCACAGCTGTACGAGTTCAAGTACAGCGCCATCGGCGACGGAAGCGACCACATATCGAAGGTGGGCGTATTGGCTTGCATGCTGATAATAGGCGACAAGTGTGTGGTGGAAAAGGGCACGGAGGGACAGGTGACGGACTTCGAGTGGCGAAAGTACAAGACGCTGGAGGAGTGCCAGGACGAGGACGAATACTACCAGCAGTGCTTCACCATCGGCTTCGACCCGAAGATCGGCGACAAGATAGTGGGTACGAAGTTTGACCTGCAGAACAATGTGAGCTACGAATTAGGCATCGACGCAGAAGGCATCGCCATCCCTATAAAGAAGGGTGACAAGGTGAGCGGACGAGTGCGATTTATGATACTCGGCCCGGTGAACGCCGTGTGGGACGTGGTGACACGGCGGCACAAGACGTGGTTCAGGCACACGAAATGGAACAGCACGACGATACCGCTGCTGGCACACGTGAGCAGCATCATGGTGGAGCAGTTCGAGGTGAAGATATACAGCGACAACGGCCTGGTGAACAACACGGGGGACAACGACCTGGTGTACATGAGCGACACGAAGGAGAGTTTCGTGAACGTGAAGGACGACATCGAAATGAAGATAAACTCTGCGCTGACGGCGGCGGAGTGCCAGGCGCTGGACGTGACGGACAGCGTGAAGATGAGCACGCCGGTGAACACGCTGACGGGCGAGGGGCTGCTGACGATATACGACCACAACCGTGGCGAGAGCGCAAAGGCGGAGCAGTTGTATGTGGACTCCTACTACAAGGAGTGGCACGCGCCAAGGGTGGTGATGACGCAGAAGCTGACGGACACGGACGGCGGCATCGTGAGCCTGTTTGCCCACTACCGCCACCCGATGATGGGCAAGACCTTCTTCGTGCAGGGCATCAGCCGTAATCTGACGGAGGGATATGCAGAAATGACACTAAAGGAGATAGAGCAATGATAGACATCAAGGTAATAAAGAAGCCGAAGAACGAGGGCAGCACCTCGGCACTGCGGACCGGGGGCACAGCCTACGGTGGCATGGCGGTGAAGGAGGCTGCGCACGCAGCCAAGGCGGACATCGCAGAACTGGCGAAGGAAGCCACCCATGCCAAAGAGAGCGACCACACGTTAGCAGCTGACCATGCGAAAGAGGCCGACCACGCCACGGACGCTGACGAGGCGAAGCACGCACTGGAGGCAGACCACGCGAAGGAAGCCGACAATGCCGACCAATGGGACTACCGACAGTTTGACGACTGGCTGGACCAGCCTGTGAGGAAAAAGGACGGCGTGGCCTTCGGGAGCGTAACGTCGGACAGCATACGGAGCGCGGGGCAGTTTGTGGACGGACTGCTGGGCGCAGGGTTCCATCTGTGGAAAGGCGAGGACGGATGCACCTATCTGCCGATAGATAAACTGACGGTGAGGCAGACGATGGCGGTGATGGAACTGCTGATCGAGAAGGTGCGGAGCGTTGGCGGCCAAATATGCGTGAGCGCGGCCAACGGCAAGATAAAGACAGTGGAGGAGCAGGGCGACTACTACCTCATATGCTTTGAGCAGGAAAACATGTTCGTGGCGCACGACCTGGTACGCTGCCAGACGTTCACGGGCAAAGACATGCGGAGCTACTGGGTGGAGGTGGCGGACGTGACGGCGGACGGCATTGTGGTGGCGAAAGAGGAGTTTGACGGTGTGGAACCCAAGGAGGGCGACGAGTGCGTGCTGATGGGCAACACGACGAACACCGACCGCCAGAACATGGTGCTCATATCCGCCACAGAGGACGGACAGCCGAGGGTGGACGTGATGGATGGTGTGAACGGCAAGACCTTTGACAACTGCCTACGGGCACGACTCGGCAACCTGGACGGCATCAAGGATGACAAGTTCCCGGCAGACCGCCAGCCGAATGGCAACGGTCTGTATGCGGACAACGCCTTTCTGAAAGGCACATTTGTACTGGAAACCGGCGAGGACGTGAAAACCCGCTTCGAGATAACGGAAGGGAAGGTGCAGAGCGCGATAGACAGCGTGCGGAATGAATTTCTGAGCGAGAAAGGCTACCTGAACAACCCCACGTTTGCGAGCGGACTGGAGAAATGGAACTCGGAGAACGAGACGGTGTTCTTCCTGGTGGGCAACAAGTGGGTGTGGACCAACGGCTCGGCACTCTCGAAGAAAGGCGACGGGGCAAGCGTCGTTACGGACATGGGGCGCAAGGTGGTACGCATCCGCAACAAGTACATCATGCAGAAACACGGCAACCTGCGCTTTGTGCCGACTTTCCCGACCAATGGCGAGGGACAGAAGGAGCCCCTGCCGGTGTACCTGAGTTTCTTCTACCGCTGCGCGAAGGGTGGCACGCTGAAGATAGGGTTCGAGAACGTGGACAAGACTGGGTTCGCTGACTTCGACAGCATGGAGGTTAGCGAGCAGATAGCGGCGACGGACGGCTATGTGCAGTACACATGCAGCGGAGCGTGGAACGGCACGGGCGACTTCAAGCTGGCGTTTGACGGCGACATCTATCTGTATATGCTGGTGCTGAGCACTGACAAGATTGAGGCGCTGACGTACAAGTACAAAACGCTGTTTGAGCAGTCGGAGCGACTGGTGAAAATATCGGCAGCCGTATATGACAAGGACGAGCGGGCGCTGCAGGAAACAGGACTGATGATACAGCCCGAAGGCACGGGCATCTATATAAAGGACGTGAACGGCAAGCTGGCGCTGATAGGCGTAGGCGTGGAAGAAACGGATGCAGAAGGCAACAAGAAAACCGTGATAAAACTGACGGCGGACAACATAAAGTTGGAGGGACTGGTAACGGCAAACGGCTACTTCAAGGTAAAGGAGGACGGAAGCATCGAAGCCGTGAACGGCACGTTCCGTGGCAATGTATATGCCGAGGGTGGCACGATAGGCGGATTCAGTATCGGCAATAGGCATATCGGCGGTGCGGACGTAACCTACAACGATGACGGAACCATCGAGGTGAAGGACACGGAGAATGGTCTGTTCCTATATGATGACATGATAGGGTTCAACGACAAGGATCGGCAAGCCATCATCGGAACGTGGAACAGTTTGGGACAGCCTATGTTGTGCCGACTGGTGGACACGGCTACGGAATATGGGTTTGATGTGGGGCTGTTGCCGAAATACGGCATCGTGTTCAACATCGCCAACTCGGTGAGCGGAAACTTCGCCTTTGCTGGCAGAGGGTCGGGCGTGCTGAACGGAACGATGGACGGCTACGCCTACAAGAAGATAGTCCTTGACAAGGCGAACACGGTATTTGTCGGCTACATGGATTTGCAGAAAGCAAACCGCTTTCTCGTGAAGGCGACGCAAGGCTCTACGGTGGTAGCCCTACCGAAGATAGGGCAGGCGCGGGATGCACTTGCTATCGGCGAGAGTACGCCGTTCTGCATGAGAGTAACCATCATTGCCGACCTTGTATCGAGCAACTACAAGGTGTGTGGACGCTATAGCCAGCAGGACAGCAAAAAGGAATATCCTTGGAACACCGAGGAACTGCCAGTGATGGTACATTGGGATGGCGGACACTACGAGACTCTGGATATGGGCAAGGGTGATACGCTTGAGGTGCTACTGGTATATGACCCAGACAGCACCGAGACGCTGAACGGCTGGCCTACGAAATATACGGCAAGAATCATCAATAAACAATCATAACAAAAAAGATATACGACTATGGCACTGACAGAAGAAGAGAAAAAGGAACTGGTGCAGGACGTGGTGAACCAGATAAAGACGGACAGCCAGAGCGTGGACGAACTGGAAACGGTGAGCACGCTTGACGGTGTGATAAGCCTCCCTGCCATGCGTGGTGAGACAGTGGTGAGCGCCCCTGTGAAACTGCTCTCGAAACCAGCCGAGGACGCTGCTGTAACCGCCAAGGCATCGGCAGCTGTGGCTGACGCTGCAACAAAGGCGGCAGGAGAAGCCACGACCAAAGCGGAGGCGGCAGCCAAGACCGCCACCGATGCGGCAAGCAAGGCTACGGACGCTGCGCAGAAAACAGATGCAGCCGTGGCAAAGGCTGTGCAAGTAGAAGCGGAGTACAAGGCTACGGCACTGGCTGCAAGGAATGGCGCGACAGCGCGGTTCGACGGAATGGTGGAAGGCGTGGAGATTGTGCATATGTCATACGTCCAGATAGATGGCGTGTACTACGACACGGTGAACAAAGCCTTCTACGGCAAGGTTGGGGGCAGATACTGCAACAACTGGCCCCAGGCAGACCTGTACATGAACGAGGGACGCACGGAGGTGTTGAAAGACAAAGCGTATGTGTGCGGTGGCGTGGTGTATGTATGGAGCGAGGAAGAAGAAACCATCGTGGAGATAAGCGGCAGCGGCGGTGGCAATACCTATAACGTGACGGAGCAGGTTCCGCTGGAGAGCGGATACTATACGCTTGAGACCGCCATAGCAGCCGTGGAAGGAAAGGCACGTGCGAAGGGACGCTGCATCACCTACGAGACGGCACAGGGCAAATGGGAGACGAAGCAGTTCAAGGGCACGAACATCGAGAGCTGGGAACAGGCGGCAAGCTGGGAGGACTTTGGCGGCGACGGCACGGTGAAGAGCGTGACGCTGAACGGCAAGAAGCTGGAGCCGGGCGAGGACGGTAACGTCGCCATCACCATCAGCGAGACTGAGGTGGACGAGAGCCTGAACGCAAGCTCGACGAACCCGGTGCAGAACGCTGCTGTGACGGCAAAGCTGATGGAGATAGAGGCAAGCACCGTCTTGGGCATGAACGCCGAACTGAGTGACGACGGCAGCAGCGTGCGCCTGGCACTGACCAACAAGAGCGGTGCGGAGATAGCGTCTGCGGACATTCCGGCAGGAAGCGGCGGTGGAGGCGGTGACGCTTCGACCACGAAGATCGTGCTGGATGCAGCCGTCAGCAAGACCATCATCAAGGAAGGTGACAGCGCGATGCTGACATGGACGTATGACCACCAGTACAGCAGCGGTGAGGAGAAAGGCACATCCACGGGCCAGAAGGCAACAGTCAGTATCGAGATGAAGAGGGGCGCGACCGTGATGTATGCAGACACGCAGCATGATGTGAGCAAGGGAACCTATACCCTGGATCTGACGAAATACCTGCTGCTCGGAACGACAGACATCTATGTGAGGGCTACCACAACCGACCCGACGACCGGCAAGACACAGACGAGGCAGAGCTATGTGAGCGTGAAGGCTGTGACCCTTGCGCTGAGCAGCAGCTTCAACATAGCCGAGTGTGTCGCCAAGGGCGGCTACGGCGTGAGTGAGGCGGTGAGCATCCCCTTCGCTGTTAGCGGAAGCGGCGACAAAACCGTGACACTGTATCTGGACGGACACCAGTGGGACTCGCAGACGGTGAAAAGAAGCGGCACGACCAACGGCAGTTTCTCATTGTCGATGTCGGGAGTGAGCATCGGTCGGCACACGGTGCAGATCATCGCCGAGATGGAGGCGAGCGCGGAGCTGACGCTGAAGAGTGAGAGCATCTACTTTGACATTCTGAAGGCCGGACAGAACGCCCCGTATATCGGCACGAAGCTGACCTTCGGTGACGGACGCATTTTTGCGGACGACCATCTGACCCCGACTATTGAAACCGGTCAGTATGAGCAGGTGAGATTTGACTTTGTGGCTTATGACCCGACAACGACCCCGGCGACCGTGGGTGTGTGGCGAGACGGCATACGTACGCAGACGGTGAGCGTTCCGAGGACGACGCAGGTATATACAAACCGTTTCCTGGAGCAGGGCGATGTGGCCATGGTGCTGAAGTGCGGCACTACGGAATACAAGCTGAACGTGAAGGTGACGGAGAGTGGCATTGACCTGAGCGAGGCGACTGCCGGACTCGTACTGAAACTGTCGGCAGCCGGCAGAAGCAATGCCGAGAGCGAGCCTGCTGAATGGCGTTATAACGACGTTCAAACGGCGTTTGAAGGTTTTGACTGGCAGAGCAACGGCTGGACGGGAGATGCCTTGAAGCTGACGAACGGTGCGAATGTAGAAATCGGGTACAAGCCTTTCGGCAACGACGCGACCACCACGGGCGCAACCTACGAGATGGAGCTGACATGCACGAACGTGACCGACCGCAGGGGTACGGTTGTGGACTGCATGACCGGCGGCGTGGGCTTCAGACTGACGACGCAGGAGGCTCTGATGCGGACGGGCGCAGGTTCGGAAGTAGGCACTAAGTTCGCAAGCGGTATGACACTGAAGATAGCCTTCGTGGTGCAGGAGAAGAAGGCTAACCGACTGATGACGCTGTATGTGAACGGCATCCTATGCGGTGCGAAGCAGTATGCCTCGACGGATTCGCTGCTCCAGGCAGAACCGACGAACATCAGGATCACGAGCGAGAGCGCGGACGTGGAGGTGCGTAACCTGCGCGTGTATAACCGTGCCTTGGGCGATGATGAGGAACTGGCGAACTACATGGTGGATCGCCCGACGAGCGACGAGATGGTGGTGCTGTTCGAGAAGAACCAGGTGATGGACGACGAGGGCACTGATGTCGATATAGACAAACTGCGTGCGATGGGCAAGAGCGTGATGAGGATTGTGGGCGACGTGAACCTGGTGAACCAGACGAACAACAAGAAGTTTGAGGTTCCGGTGGACATCTACTTCTACTCAGCCTACGGTAAGGAGTATGACTTCATCATCTACCAGTGCGGACTGAGAATACAAGGCACCTCATCAACGACCTACCCGAGAAAGAACTACCGCATCTACTTCAGCCGCTCGACGAAGTACGGCACTAAGCTGTATGTGAACGGTGTGGAGGTAGCGGACTTCAAATATTCGTTCAAACCAGGTGCAAGACCGATAGACATATTCTGTCTGAAGGCGGACTTCTCGGACTCTTCATCTACGCATAATACGGGTGCGGTGAGAGTGGTGAACGACATCTGGAAGAGATGCGGCTGGCTGACTCCGCCACAAATGGCCTACAAGGGCAACTATGATGTGAGAATCGGCGTGGACGGTTTCCCGATAGATTTGTTCTACGACAACAACGGCACGGGTGAGAACGTGTATCTCGGTAAGTACAACTTCAACAACGAGAAGAGCGGCAGCGGCATCATCTACGGCTTTGAGGGTATCGAGGGCTTCAATGACGAGGCTGCACTGAAGGGCGAGCGCAACAAGTGTATCTGTCTGGAGTTCCTGAACAACTCGGAGACATTATGTCTGTTTGGTACGAGCAACATGGACACGTTTGACGATGCTCTGGAGTTCCGCTTCAAGGCCGACGACACTTGGGCGACGGCGCATGAGGACGACAAGGCGGCAGTGAAGCGCCTTTGGGAGTGGATATACTCGTGCAAGGGCAACCCGACGAAGTTCCTGAACGAATATGCGGAATACTTCGGCAACGACTCGCCGTTTGCATGGTATCTGATAACGGACTACTTCATGGCTGTGGACAACCGCGCGAAGAACATGATGCTCGTGACGTGGGACGGCAAGATATGGTATTTCATCCCATACGACATGGACACGGTGTTCGGTGAGCGCAACGACTCGGTTCTGAAATACGACTACACGATCACGTGGGAGACGATGGACGAGAGCATCGGCTCGTATGCGTTTGCAGGACACGACTCCGTGCTGTGGGAACTTGTGAGAGGCTGCCCGGACAAACTGAGGGAGGTGGCAGACAAGCTGCGAAGCACGATGTCGCTGGAGTATGTGCTGAAGGTGTTCAATGAGGAGATGATGGGCAACTGGTGTGAGCGCATCTACAACAAGGACGGCATCTACAAGTACATCAAGCCGCTGACGGAGGGTGTGACGACGGCAGACGGCACCACGAGTTACTATGACTACCTCTATGCACTCCAGGGCAGCCGATACGCGCACCGCACCTATACCATCCAGAATCGCTTTGCATTGCTGGACAGCCAGTATGTGTGCGGAACATACAGAAAGGACAGTTTCGCAGCATACTTCGGCTATAAGTTCGGAAGTGACAACCGGAAGATAAGAATCACGGCGAGCGAGCGGTATTTCTTCGGGTACGGCTACACGAGCGGTACGCCGCACGAAAGCGCAGTGCTTGCGGAGGACACGGGAAGCCAGGTGGAACTGACGCTTGACACGGACCTCATCGTGAATGACCCACAATACATCTACGGTGCGAGCCGCATCATGGGGCTTGACTTGACGGACGTGAGCCATGCCATACTCCAGACTCTGAACTTGAACAACTGTTCCGCCCTGAGGACGCTTGACGTGAGCTGCGGCCAGACACAGACAACGCTGAACGCATTGCTGGTGAACGGCTGCCGAAATTTGCGTACTCTGAATATGACCGGCTTGAAGTCAGGCAGCTTCACTGGCATAGACTTGAGCAACAACACGAAGCTGGAGACACTGAAGGCAGGCAAGACAGCCCTGACCGGCGTGAACTTCGCACAGGGTGCTCCGCTGACGAGCGTAACGCTCCCGGCAACGTTGCAGACACTGGAACTGCGCTACCTGGGCAAACTGACGACCAGCGGACTGACATTGGAGGGCACAAGCAACATCAACAGACTTGTGGTTGACAATTGCCCTGGTGTGGACTGGCAGACGCTGCACGCAAGGTGCGGAAACGTGAAGTATCTGCGTGTGACCGGCATCGACATGGAAGGCGACGGCAGCCTGCTGGCCTCACTGATGCAGACGGGCGGTGTGGACGAGAATGGCGGCAATGTGGAGAGCTGCCGACTGGTAGGCACATACCGACTGACTCGTTACGTTGATGATGAGACCTATGCTGCATACATCGAGCACTACCCGGAGTTGAACATCGAGCAGCCAGAATACACAATGCTGGAGAGCGACGAGAGCGTGGCAGACGATGCAAACCTCTCGAACCTGGATAACGGCACGGGCTACAAGTATGGCAGCGACTACAAGCCAAGCGGCCATGTGGCTGCGATATTGAAGAACCGCCACAGAGTGCTGGCGAAGGTGACAAAGAAGGCGACCACGAGGAACGTGAACATCGCGAATGTCGATACCGTGGTGAACAACCTGGACGGCGAGATGACTTACATGGAGCTTGACGATAAGGACAGCACCAAGTATGCCGACGGGACCCCTGCCAAACTTGACGGCAGCGAGGGCGACCTGATGATGCACGAGCCTTTCTTCTGGAGCAAGGGTATCAATGACTTCTTGAACAGCAGGGACTACAGTTGCTACAGCTCGAAGGATAAGGATCACATGCCAGCGGTGCCGAATGTGGACGTATTGACGCTTGATGACATCAAGGCGGTGCAGGGCGGTTACACTAAAGGCAGGAAAGTGATGAGTGGCAGGGACACCATAACAAATGCCATGAGTACGGACAGCTCTTATTCGGTGTGCGTGGTGGATGTGTCGAAGCACAAGCGTGTCCGTTGGCCGAGTGTACCAGGCACGAACCTTGTGGGCAGCGCATTTGCCGACGTGAACGGCAATGTGGTGAAGAGCGTCGTGGTGCCAACGCTGGGAAACAGATTTGAGGCTGGTATGTATCTTATCAGCGATGTGCCTGAGGGAGCCAAGACTTTGTACTTCTCTATATTGAACACAGCCGAGTTTGACAAGGTGGTGCTATCCAACAGCAGCAAGATAGAGGATATGGAGCCTGAATGGTTTGCGAACGATGAGCATCTGTGCGCTGTTGTGGGCAGTTCTGTAGTGGGCAGCAAGCTGCGTGCCTGCATAACGGGCGGCAGCACTACTGCAAGCATGACATGGACGGACTTCCACTATTACAGCGTGCAGAGGGGTATGCAGCAGATTGACGCTCTGATGCACTTCCGCATTGCGAACCTTGCATACGCGAAGTATGGCAGGAGGAACATGCAGGAGCAGTGTGGCGCTGGCTCGCATACGAATATGCGCACGACTGGCGGCACGATGTCAAGAGGCATGCAGGACACCATAGGCTATGAGGGCGCAAAGGCAATCAACCCGAATGTTACAAACAGTCTGGTGGACGAGAACAGAGTGCACCAATATGCCTGGTATGTGGACAAGGACGAGTATGGTGCTGCAAAGGTGACGCAGGTGAACAATATCTGCTGCCTGGGCTATGAGGACATCTACGGACACAAGTATGACATGATGGACGGTGTGGACTTGCCGAACACGAGCGGCAACGAGGGCAAGTGGCGCATCTGGATGCCGGACGGCAGCACAATCATGATAAAGGGTACGACAACCAGCGGTAACTGGATAACGGCGGTGGCTCATGGAAGGCTGATGGCGGTAGTGCCGGTAGGCTCGATGAATGGCTCATCCAGCACATACTATTCAGACTTATATTGGATAAGCACAGCAACCGGCCGTGTGGTCTATCGCGGGTTCAGCTACGCGAGCGCGTATGGCGGTGTGTCGAATGCGGTTGCGAATCTCGATGCGTCGGTTGCGTATACGTTTGTCGGCTCGCGTCTCCCCTTCCGCGGCAAACTCGTGAGGGCGCAAAGCGTGGTTGCGTATAAGGCGTTGAGCGAGGCTGCGTAACGCGAAGCGCGAAAAGCGGGAGCGAAGCGACAAAACGAAAAGAACGGGGTTCGGATGGTGTCCGGACTCCGTTCTTGCATTATGTGAATACCGGCGTAAGCCGGTCGAAAATTTTTGGGGTGGGGGAGTACCCCAGCGGTACGTTTCGTTTTAAGAAAATAGACGGCTCGTTCTGGAATGGCGAAACGTTTCGTTTTGCGGATTATAAATGACTGTAGCAGCGTTCCTTACGATTTCTGTTGCAGCGGATGCTGCAGAAGTAGTGTACAAGATTGTTGAATACAACAAACAGACGGCAGAGTTCAAGATAGCAGCATGTGGAACGGTGCCACGCAACTCGCGAGTAGACTTCGAGAACGAGTTCGGTGCAACAACGGGCAACCGCTACAACCAGATACCTCGCAACCACGAGGCAGTGCTCTATCTCGAAGGATGGCAAGGCTGCAAGGTGCGCAGCATCACGTTCTCGATGTGCTCAAACAATAAGAAAGGACAAGTGGGCGTGTCGCTCAACGATGGTGGCACAACGCTCTACTCGTTGGCACCGGTCGATTTCGCCAGCAGCGACTGGTTCGGCGAGTGGGTATCGAAAGACCTCGGCGTATATGTCGACGTGACGAAGCAGATAGACGCACCAGCCATCACCACCAACGACATGAGCATCGTTGTGGCTGGAGGCAAGAGCGAAGGCTCGGTGTATCTCGATGCCATCACTATCGAATACGATGAGGCTGACATAGCTTTGGAGTCGCCGCTCGGCTGGCAGTATGAGAAGCTCACGAAGAAGAGCACGCTCAGCGCGGGCGACGAGGTGATGATATACCGCAACGGAGCGGCAGCAGCCGACTTAGGCGGCATGGACGAGACAAACTATCTCGATGTAGTGTCGGTGACCTCAACGGCTGACGTTACCTGCCCAGATGTGCTGCGCTTCACACTGAACAAGTCTGCCGACCAGCAGCACTGGACCCTCACCGACCAATTCGGTCGTCAGCTTGGTGCTACAGGCAAGCAGAAGTTGGCATGGAACGAGGGCATAACCGAATGGAATATAGAACTCGGTTACGAAGGCGCAACGCTTACTCCTACCAACGAAGCTTACGGCACAATGCGCTACAGCACTCCCGACAACAGCTACGCACGCTTCAACCTCTACACATCCAAGACCCTACCCCTGCCGTTCCTCTATCGCAAGTGTGAGCAGAAGCAGCCCGAGCTGTCGCGTTCGATCAGCTTTGCAGAGGAAGATATGACGGTATCGTTAGATGTTGCCCACATTGGATTGCGCCCGACATTCATGCCGAAGACCACTACCGACAAACGCTTGCGTTGGAAGAGTTCAAACGAGAGCGTTGCGACCGTCACGGGTGGTTACGTTACGCTCCTTAGCGTAGGCGAGACAACCATCACCGCCACCACATACGACAGTGGGGTAGAAACAACAATGCACCTTGTTGTCACCGAACCGACCGCTATCAACGGCGCAACGAATGACGCAAAGGTGCATAGTCCGCGCAAGGTGCTCGATGGCAATAAGGTTGTTATTGTGACAGAGCAGGGATGCTACAGAACAGGCGGATGGAAGGCAGGGCGCAAGTAAAACTTGCGTCAGCATTTCTTATTTCGCATTCTCCAAAATAAATGCCAAATTCTAAATAACGGTTCGCTTAGTGCCTCCGCAGGATAATATCTAAGCAGACGAGCGTCGCGGTATAATCTTAACAGATTATGCCCCAACGCTCCATGCTTGAAGCCGTTGTCTTTATAAGCATCGTGTCCCCACGTATGGCGTTTGTCGTGATGTCCGAAATTGCCACCATGCAGAATGTCGTCGAGCAACATCCGTCCACGTGTCTTGTCTATCGGTGCAATCATCAGCTCCTCCGACAATCCCATCACCTCATGCAACACATACATCATTGCACCTGCGAACTTCCATAAGCCGAGACGCTTCAGCGAGTTTTGAATTTTGAGTTTTGAACTTTGAATTATCGGCTTTGCCGATTTTGAATTATTCAATTTCGAGTTTTGAAATTCCAATTCACAATTCTTCAACTCCTCATCGCATAAGCGACAATTCCAAACTCCTAATTCAAAATTCAAAATTACGTAGTAATAGTCTACCACTTGGCGTAGTCCGACACCCTCATAGAAGTAATGATGATAGAGGTGGTACAACTGATAGACAACATTGAACGCAGGAGTAGGGGAGGCTACATCACCAGCCTCATCGGGCAACGCAATCATATTGCGACACTGCCCCTCGATGCTATCCGCAAACCATCGTTGTAAACGACGGCTATACACAAAGTTTGCCATGAAGCCCGGTGTGTAATGCAGCTCAACGCATACACCATTCAGAGTGATAGCGATATGACTAAAACTCTCCTCGTCCACACGTCCATTTTCCTTTGCCAGCGAATGAGCCAACGCACGTATCTCCTCACGCGATGCCTTCACCCACATATCCACATCACCAGGGGTACGCGCAGCCGGATTTGGGTACATCGCAGCATTCGCTTGTCCCTTTAGTATGCAACAGTCGTAGCCCGCAGCCCTCACCTTATTATATATATCGGCGGTGGCTTCGTTTAGCATCCAATTCTGTCGACGTATACCCTGGCTCGCCATGAACCAATTCATCAGCAGTTGCTGTGTTGGTGCCACGCTTTTCGGCAGTTTCGATATGCCCTCCATGATGATGCCCACTAACGTCTGCTTCCTGGCAAAACCAAAGAAACGCTCCCAATCGAAGTCCGTCAGTGCCGACCCGTCAACAAACTCCCGACCACCATAAATACCAAGCGAGAATTGTATGAATTTGTAGTAAATATCCTTTACCATCTCTCGCGAAAGATAACATTGAAAAGGAACAGCGCATTGCCAATTATATACCTGCGCCACATACGCTTCGGCTCCTTCAGCAGTCGATAAAGCCACTCCAAACCATGACGCTGCCACCATACGGGTGCACGCTCCACCGTACCGGCAAAGAAGTCGAACACCGCCCCGATGGTACCTACATGGCAGTGGATATTCAGTTCATCCCAATGCGAGTAAGTCCACTTCTCCTGCTTTGGCGCAGTCATACCAATCCATAGCAAGTCAGGATCAGCAGCATTGATAGCATCAATGATAGCCTTATTGTCCTCCTCCGAGAACTCAGGCTTGTACGGTGGCGAGTAAGTCACCACCTTCAGATGCGGATACACCTCAGCCGCCCGCTTCACAATCAGGTCGAGCACCTTCTCCGAACTACCCATGAACATAACCGTTTGCTGGGGCGAACGGAATTCTGAGTTTTGAGTTTTGAATTTTGGGTTGTCGGCTAAAGCCGATTGTGAATTGTCCAATGAAGAATTATTAGCTCCACATTCAACATTCAACATTCCACATTGTTTTCTTTCGAGATTTTCCATCTCGAAAGAAAACAAGTCCCATCCTGCAATACGTTCCTTCGGTTGGCTCTTCGCCTTTATCCATCGGCACGCCTTCACGATGCTCACTCCGTCCGGAATGAGCACATCACCATTTGTCAGTGCCTCAGCGAACAACCCGTCCTTACGTGCAGTGTTGTACGAATGTGCATTAATCGTATTGATAAGCAATTTGCCCTCTGGCAGCGAGGCAAGCTCCGCCTTGCTACCCAAAATATCTAAATCTTTAAGTCTAAACATGTATGTATATTTTTTTAAGTTGCTTCTTTAGGAGGTGTTATCGGGAGTTAAACCCAAGAAATACAAATCATCTAATATTTCTCGGCAAGAATGCAAAAAATCAGGTCTTTTCTCGTATAGGGGGCGAGCTTGTTATTTTACCCATCTTTTTGCGCGTCACTCAATGCAATAAGAATAATTCTTGATTATCAAGCATTTACAAGCATGTCTTTAAAAAGTGACGAAGTCAGGAAAAAGGTTCATTGTTTGAATCAGCTTTTATCACAAAAAGTCATTCGGCTCACGAACCACAGCCACAGGCTCACCATCAAAACTCATCTCTGGCATCAAGTCCATCAGCCTTTTCTTCATCCCTCGAAAATGTTGGTATTGTCCTGCATTCTCAGCGATAAATCGACAAACCTCCTGACGTTTCTCCTCGTGGTTCCATATCTTGACAGCTTCCACCAGGGCTTGATAGCTGTCGAATATCAGTTTTCCGATACGTCTTTTGTATTCGCCAACCAATTCTTGTATGTCATCACGGTTGATGAGCAGTGGTATATGTTTTTGCACAGTGTCATAGCGATGGCATACGCTGCATCGGGTCTGTTCTTTTCCAATATCTGTGGAATTGATTTCTTATGCCATCGTTCCAGCAGTCGCAGCAGAGCCATGAAGTCATCATTGTCCCTTGGCTCAAAGCTTACTTCTTGCATCAGATATTTGGAGTATTCCTCCTCATAGTCCACGCTCAGCCCTTTCGGAATATAGTTGATTCTCGGTCGCTCCATCTTGGCTCGATACCGTTGCTTTTCCATAGACCGTTTTCTCTTCTCGTCTCATTTTATGCGCAACAGCTTTTCTTCCCTTATCTGGAGTTCAATATCTCTGAACTCAGGTGTATTCATCACCTCTGCCTTCAGATGTTTCTTGATAACTTTTTTCAGATACCGTCGCCATGCCTCTTTGTTCTCTTCGGTAACGAATGGCGGACATTGCTCACCATAGAAAGTATGCCTTGTAAAAGGCTCGAAGTTGAGGTGCCAGAGAAAGGATTTGTGTTGGGTGTTATTGGGTTTCATGTTATGTTTATGATAATGATATATGCCTAAATACACATCAAGCCCTTAGGCTAAAGTTGTTGTAAAGCAAATCGTCTATTTCGTTACTAATAGATTGAAAATCATCTACTATCAGCAATTTGTTAGGATTATGCAGTTCTACAATTTTGATATTTTCTACATTTAATTGCAAATCAGAGGATGTCGCTACTATCAATTGTGTATCTTTGGGCTTGTTTTCCACGAGAAAAGAGAACATTGTTTCTTCATCTTTGTCTCTTAGACCACGTTGACGCATTTCATCAACAACAATCGGGCAGAGGATTGGACCGCCATATTTGCACATAATATCTATAAACGCATATGTATAAGCAACAATAGTTCTTGGAACTTTTGTTCCTGTAACAGAGATATTGGTACTCAAAGAAATCTTTTTCTCAGAATTTAAACAAACTTTCATTTTTGTAGTGTACTTTAAAACTAAATTTCCAAAGTCATTCTCTATAATTTTCTTGCGTTCTTTTTTACCTTTATCATTGACTTTTGCTTTTAGTTTTTCTATCTCTTGTTGATATTTTACTTTCTCTGCTTGGAGTCTATTTTTCTCATCTCCCATAATGCCATCAAAATAATTTTCCAGTTTGGAATTTAAATAATCATCCAGACTTGACTCGTCTTTTTTGATTTGCATCAGTTGAGAAATTTCTATAAGTTTATCTCTTATTTCTTTGTTGCTATATTCTGCGTTCTCTATTTTATTGTTTATCTCTTTTAATTCACTTTCATTTTGGATTATTAAATCTTTGCATTTCACTATATCGTCTCTCATTTCGAGTCTACCAAGAAAATCATTATTTACTTTAGAACCACACATTGGGCATGTTATTACATCTTCCTGAATCATAGCATAGTTGAAGTCCTTATCTATTTCTTTTATATTATTGTGCAATTGCTCTATACAGAAAGTTAGATAACTCTTTCTGTTATACAATTCTTTTAGTTCTGTCAATTTGTTTTTTTGAACAATCTTTAATTCACTGATTTTCTTGATAAAATTTGCAATTTCCTCATTGAAATCATTCTCGTTTAAAGACAACTTAAATTTAACAAGACGTTTTTTCATACTCTCACACAGTCTTTTGTTTGCAGCTAAATCTATATTTATTTTATCCAAAGACTTAATTGCATTATCGAGCTGGACTTTGAATGAAAAGTATTCATCAGACACCACTCCTGTATGGAGTAATAAAGTATTTGCTCGTAAAGTACTACTGCCACATCTAGAAAAAGAAGTCCACGGCTGTGCCCAGCCATCATCTTGATCTATATAGAAAGGCATAAAGAGGTAATCGGAATAAAAGGTTTGTTTAATTCCATTAATCTCAATCTTTGGAAGATGTATATCCAACAAACTAGAAATAGCCTTACCTTGCTTGGCTAAAGAATCTGTTAACGTTCTTTGAGTACCATCTGGATTAAAAATATAGTAGTCTTTTCCTATATGGAGAGCTGTGAAGTTTATATCATCTACGGTAAACTTCAATAAAACCACAATATTATCGTTTTTCCATGTTTCAGGAATACTCTTTATAGAAGTTCCGAGTGCCGAGAATAAGGACTTAGAAATACAGGATTTACCTGTATCGGTATCACCTTTGATAATGACAATATCACTATCAAGACTTATCCTTCTCGCCTTTCTGCTTGAATAGCTCAGGAAAGAGATTTCCTTGAATCTTAACTTTTTCATACTTCTTAGTTCTTAAATTTCTTATAAGAATCTTTAATATTCCAATATTATTATTCATGCCGTCAAATAAAAAATGAGTGCCAACATAAAAGAATCTTTATATCCGAGAGGATTTGAATATTTACTTTTAACCTCAGTCAAGACCTTATTCCCTAATTCCCAGAAAGTATTACAATCTTCAAATTCAATATTTGCATTTACATATCTGATACAATTAGATAATTTGCAAAATTCTATATTCAATAGTTCGTTAAAATTTGAGATAATGGCTAAGCAGCTTTACGTTGCCAGCCAAAGAGTTCTTTGATAGTATGACTAATTAACTTTCGGTTCGGTATTCTCCGACACTTGTTGAAAATTAATTTAGCGATGTATGTGCTTGCCATAATCTCCTTGAAAGAAGCCATGGAATACGGCAATTCATTTTCCTTCATCATCACTTTCGCAACATTCTGTGATGCGAATGATGCATTATA